TGATTCAACTTGCGTTCAATCAGCTTGACCCCCATAGTGGTATTGTGACGCAGAACCGAGATACGATTGGAGGGAAGGGTGATTCGCATTTTAGTTTCCTCTTTTTTTCTAGTGGTTTCGGATTGTGGATTGCGTCGGCTCAGGCCCCGACGCTAGCCGTGTTCTCGTTCTTCGGTTCCTTCGCCGCAAGGGCCTTCCATGCGGTATTCGCATTGTCGAAAGCCTCTTGCAATTCGGGGAACTCAATCTGGGGGAGACCATCCATAGCGGTCGAAAGGTCCGCATCGGTAAGGGTTTCTCCGTTCACGATCCGGGCCGCAAGGGCCGCAATCGTGGTATCGAGGTATTCCCGAGCCGCGCGGAGCCCGTTGTCCCGAGCAGTCGCAAGGGCCTCGCCCTTGTCGATAGCTTCCAGGCGGGCCTGGAAGGCAATACGACGATTGGCGTAGCTGTTCGGACCCTTCAATTCCCGCGAAAGGGAATTGATATCCTTGGACACTTCGGCCCGGAACTCACTCAGCTTGGTGACGATCGGATTGCCCTTCGCCGTCTCCAGAGCGGCTTGAGCAAGAACCGCATTCTTGCGGTTCTCCAATGCGGCCAGGACTTCCATCGGAGACTTGCTAGACTTACGTGCCATACTCTTTTTCCTCTTTCTGTTTTAGGTAGTGGTTGCGCGCCCTTCGTTGGGCGATGCGTTCATTATCGTCATTCCAGACTGAGATTCAAGCGAAAGGTCTCGGAATCTTTCGGATTCTTCTCCAATCGCAAGGTATTGAATCTAAAGGGCTTAGGACGATCGGGTTTTTCTTGCTTGGCACGGAAATTGTTTTGAGGATTGGCATGGTATTTGTTTTCTTGCATGGCACGAAGTTTGCAGGCCCAATCTTGGCACACTTTTTGCGTTCGAAAACGCTGTAAACCCTTGTGAATAAAGGACTTAGAGCAGCCGGGGCGTCCGGACGCCCGGCCCGTCCCAACTCCTTTATTTGCAGGCACTTAGGACATTCAAGAGGCAATAAGTGTGCCATACAATAAAGATACAATTGTCCTATAAAAACAAAAAGGCCCCAATGATGGGGCCTCGTTCATTGTTTGGCCTATTGGTTACTGTGCGTAACTCTCGGCCAGGGCGAACAATTGCGTATTGAGTTCAACACCCTTGTCGATATTCCCGATTGCACGGGCACGACGACGTTCACCCTTGAATCCGCCTCGGATGATGTATTCCTGAATCCGATTGTAGGTGGTCCAAAGATCATCGCCCATATCCGCAGCACGTTGTGGAATGAGAATACGATCCGCCATTTCGGCAGTAGCATCCGGGAATCGCAACATCATCGCACGCCGCGCGAAGTCGTGCCTCTTGTCGGAATCCAATTGGATTCCGCTCCAAGTATCAATGGTGTCTTGCATGTGGGAAACCCCGCTCATGAAACGCTGAATCAGATTCCCGATATCTTCCATGAGCGTATCGTGGCGAATCGAATACGCACTAAAGACACCGGATTCAATCATCATGCCATTTGCGCAAGCAAGGCGCAACATTGCATGCCGAACCTCAAAACGACTAGACCAATCGTGCGAATTGACAACGTGCAACGTCGGCAGAACGTCGCCAACAGAACGCGCACGAAGTTGAACATTGTCTCGTCGGAGCATTACCTGGTGTTTCGTCGTGTCGAGCCGATCATCGGAACGGACCTTCTGCTGGCTCGCAAAGATCGGGACGAAACCCGCATCCTGCATAACGCTCAGAACCCGATGCGTCGGAACAAAGGCATACCGATCCGATACCTTGTTTGCGGGATTCTCAGCAAAGATTGCGGGCGCACGCTGGCGCAGTTGCTCGTTATTGAGCGACGTATTGAAGTCTCGAATATTCATTGTGTTTTCCTTGTGTTAGTTGAGGTTGAAAGCAGAACGGTTGAAAGTTTCCCCAGTATCGTCATCGTCCGGGAGAATGTTAGTGGAATTGCACTTTACAGAAATTACTTCCACTTTCTGCGAAAGGATCGCAGCTAGAACACCATTTGCCACGGTGCGATCGTCTGAGGTGAAACAGTGCGTTTCACCCTTACGACGATAGAGAACCGACCAAATGTTTATTTCCATGGCGCTATTATCCTCCTTTTGTGTTGAGTTTCAATGCCCTAGTCGGGCATTTCGGAAAGGTGGCCTTCCAGGCAACACTGGATCTCACGGAAGCGGAGATTGGTCCGCAACTGGGCAACCCACATATCATGGAGTTCATCGGCCAACTTAGGCTTTCCCAAGATCTTCGCCAACATCTCCAGGTCCGCCATCCCGTTCGTATCGGGATTGGAGAACAATCCGAGTCGCTTCAGAACTTCCTTGATGTTCACGGTATTCATGCCCCTATTATCGGCTTTCTGAGCTGAGTTTCAAGTGCCCACCGAAAAGTTTTTTAGTGGCACACTTTTTGGGTGTAAAATCGTCCTAAACCCTTGTGAATAAAGGACTTAGGGCGGCCGGGTCGTCCGGACGGGTGGGCGATCCTAACCCCTTTAGTTTCAAGTGGTTAGAACTTCACTGAACCTGCCATTCAATGCACGAATATGTGATATCGTCCACTGTATACGCATCCTCCCTATACCTATGAATGGCATATGGTAATGATCCGATATCGTCGAATCGTCGAGAGTATGTTTCGGCTAGATCAGCGGCATATTTGATTCCCTTCTCGTAGGAATCGAACACTGCAACGATAGAACTACCCTCATAGTCTACACTTTCACTCACAATCCAAACAGTGCGATTTCCCATGTCACCCCCAAATTGCGAGGATAAAGAAACAGAGAATTGTAAGAGCGGTAAAAAAGAGTTCCATCCCGCTTTCCTTGTGTTCCTTGGGCATTGTCCTATCCTCCAGAGTTCAGGTAAGTTTCGGAAATCCAAAAGGTGCGAGGATTATCGTCGAGTTCAATCCGCACGATGGTATCCGCGCCGGATATCTTGTCCATATACGTAGCTCGGGCATAGATAACCTGTGCGAATTCCAGAACCGCCTTGTAAGCCGATTCAAACGTGGGGAACGTGCCGCACATCCGATCTTCGGCCTTTTCGCAATCCTCATGCAATACGAAGATCTTCATTGTCCTATTCCCTTTCAAAAGGCCGTTCGGTGTCGTCTGATTCCATGGCATTCTTGTAGTATGCCAATTCTTCCGAAGTCTCAAGATCCTCATACCAGGAGCGATTGGGCTTCGGAAGGTAGTTGCGGGGCTTTGCGTCTTTGTTTTCGTCTTTCGTGCTCATGTCGGTATTATCCAAGTTTAGGGGCGAGTTTCAAGGGTTAGTTTGGGATTCTCGCAAGAGCCCTAGAGTATGCCAGAATGGCAGATTCCCTAGCCTTTTCCATTGTCGCCTTGTGTTCCTTCGCATCACAAGGCGACTTGGAAAACCCGTAGTCGATTGCAGCATCGACCATTTCCTGGAGTAAGCCCTTGAATTGTTCCGAGGTAGGGAGGCTGGATTGGCCAGTAAACCAGTCAACTTCGGGTTCGTATGTCATGCCACCATTATCGGCATTCCAGACTGAGTTTCAAGCCCCACATGAAAAAAAGAGGATTGTAGGACTTACAATGTAACAAAGTGTAACACCGGAAAAAATCGCGGAAAAGGAACTCCATATGGCACGGGGTTCGCCACATCGAGTATCTATGAAATTAACCCGAATCCAACTTTACTTAATGGACCGATATTAAGTTTAATTCAATTCGCCCTAAACCTAATCTAACTTCCCTAAAAATCCTTTGGAGTCCCTTAATGCTTTTTTAAGGGTTTCAATAAGGGATCCTTTATTCAAATCTAGTTCTATTAGATCGTCCATCAGAATTGTTTTGGATGAAGGTGTAGAATTTGGTTTCTACTTCTTGTGCTGATATTGTTACTTTAGGCATTTCAGATTTCAATTTCCATACTCTTTACTGGGATTACCAGATCCCCAGGCGAGAATTCACCTATTGATCCTCCAAGAAGCTTCTCATTTGATCCAGAACAATAAATTATCATTGCGTCTGAAGGATTAGACTTTACCCAAAGAGTTTTAGCTTCATCAGTTATTGGATTGAGAAAAAACAATTCTCCAATGGATAAGTCTTTAAATGTAGGACTATGCTCAACCTTCTTAATTGTAATCTTAGTCATTTTTTACCTCAGTTGCTTCGGCATCAATCCTCTTATTCATTTCCTCGATGTAATTCAAAAACTCGTCCATATGCAGCTTATACTTTCTCTTGGATTGAAGGAATCCTCCAAAAATGGAAAGCATTGCTAACATGACTACCGCTGATTCTTCTCCGTAGGAATCAATCAAATATGTTCTAATTTCAATGAATGCATCTACATTCTGCTCTACAAACTTAAAGATTGTAGGTTCTTGTAGACTCTTTGCATTTTCTAATAGAGTCTTGATTTCTTGCTCTCTAGTTTCGGTCATACGATTACCCTGATTTCTTTAACTAGAGTCACTGGGGTATCACTGAGATGGCAGGGAAAATAATGATCCCAATTTGACCCATCACAAGTTATTGAATTAGCCCAGCAATCACTAGCCTTATAGAATAGTACATTTGGACTCCCATCAATCAAAATCAAAGATCTTTCCGGAACATCCTTCCAAGGGATTTTCTTTACGCTATTTTCAAATGTAATTTTCATGGTTCAATCCAAATTTCCTTTACTTCGGTTACCGTAGTATTTGATCCAATATTTTCAGGAGGCGCACCTTCAAGTAATTGTATACAGGCTGTTTCACTTACTTTTACCCAAGCTATCACACCGCTTATCGTGAATATTCCTCCAAGGGGAATATTACAAAATCTTTTAGTTCTCTCCTGATACCCAGGACCACGAAGATTAAATTTAGTCATGGTTTGCACGCATTGAAAAGAGTTAGAATTCCAAAAACAATACCCAAAGAAAGTCCGATCCAGAGAAGCATTTGACCGACCTTCTTACAAGTATCCAACATCACTGAACTTTGAACAGCCATGAGATTACTCCAAAAATAAACAAGGTAACAAAGTAAATCTTAAGTCCAAGAAGTACTTCTCTTTGATTACCTAAGATAAAATTTGATTCGTAGAATTCAGTATTCAAGGGTCACCAGTTGATCTTCAATTCTTAGGCCATCTTCACCATAACTTGCATAAACAAAACCATGGAAAGGGGAATTCGAATGAAAAGATACCCTAACCTTTCCATCCTCAATATAGGAATCTTCCTTAAGGATAGTGTATCCCCAAGAACTAATCCAGAATACATCCTCCTTCCCCCAAGGCTGTTCAATAAAGGACTCATAAGCATGATCCAACATTTCCTTCATAATTTTAGAAGCAGAGTTATACTCTCTAGGCTTCTTACTCCTATTGAACAATTCCGTTGCTACGTGGAATAGATTGTTGTAATCGAAGCTAAGAGCCTTCTTCTTCTTCTTCTTCTTTTTGCTTTCCATATTTCATTTCTCGTTTAACAATTTTCTAGCGTTGGTCCACAGATCAAATTGCAGTTTAGGTGGAATATTTCTTAAGGTATTCTTTGGGAAATCTTTGATAATGATTTTTCCGTCCTTTCTTACAAAAGAAACTGAAGTGGTGATTGACACCGTAATCCAATCTTGTCTAGTAAAATCAAAGTCTTGAAAGACAAAGTTGATCCAAGCGGTATCAACACCCACCGACAGAACGCAGGTCGAAATCACCTGGATTCGGGTCGGGTTGTCGATTATAGGCAGGTTGGGGCTCAGATTGAGGACTTGCATTGGAATAATTCCAGGTTACAAGAGGTCCATAAGGAGGAACGGTCCAGGGAGGGGATGGAATATATGGAGCGGTTACTGTATTTGGGCCACACCAAGAACATTGAATAATGTGTGGAGCATAGCATCTACCGCACTTAGGACATTCCCACCCAAAGTTTGTGTTATAGATAGTGCGTCCATCTGTGCTACCACAGCCCTCAGGGATATTAGTAAATGGATTACTTGAAGTATTCATTTGCGATTTCGATAATAGCATCCAAACTTTTGTTGATTTCTTTGATCCGTTCCTTGATAATCACAAACTTGTGATTTGGAATCGAATGCTTTTGGTTGCAAGCCTCGATCATCGTAGTGATAATGGAAACCCTACGATCTAGAGAATCCATCGCTCCAACAATTGCATTCGGGTTTACGTCCATGAGCCCATTATACCCTAAGTAACGTCAGATGCAACCATATTATCAATTAAATACCAAACCCCTATGTATCCAGTGGTTTCCTTGTTTGAGATTACGGGATAAGCCTTGCACTTAATAGTTGTAACTGTTCCGTTAGTTGGGTTTTGGATTCGGAAAGGAAGTTCGAATCTTCTGGTATCTTTTACGCAAGACTCCCATTCTTGTAGCACTGAAATCTTATCCTCTGGGTGAATTACTATCTCCCATCCATGTCCTTTGAGATCTTCTATTGACTTACCCGTTAGAAGAGAATATGCGGTATTAATCCAAACACATTCACCTTTTGCATTTGTCCTAAACATCGGCTTTTGGGACATTTGATGCATCGTATCCATTGTAGATGCAAGCTCATTAAGCCGTGCTTCTATTCTTCCTACTGCATCCCGTAAACTTGATCCACCATTGTTTTCTACTTGAGTTTTAACTTTATTGATATTTGAGTTTATCCGTTTTAAGAATAAAGCTCCTAATGCTGCGGCTACAGTCAGAATTTCATTCCATGGGATATTATTTACAATATCGGTAAAGTTTAGTTCTAAAATCATAAAGGCTAATTTATCTAGCCTTTATATCATCCCACATTGTGATATCTTTTACGCCATCTTTATTTCTTTCCACATTAAATGCAAACGCTTTATTTCTGCCACTTTCCGATTTGTCATTTACAAGAATTCTATCGCCTGCTCCAATTCCCATAATGAGAAGATCGTATACAATTCCAGCATTCTGTAATTGAGTTTCTGTTAGCTTTCTAATCGACTCCGGCCTTGCGGTAGTGATAATAATCATATCACCATTACAATGCCACTTATTTGTTTGTTCCTTGGCTCCAGGTAATACAGGAAGGAAGTTAGTCTCATGCACCAATTCAAAATCTTCTAGGTGTTGAACTAATGTTCCATCCAAGTCTAAGAAAAAGGTATTTCTCATATAAATATCTTTAGGAGGTTTCTATGCTTCAAAAAATTCATTACGGTTTAGTTAAACGTGGTTTTTGTGCTAATGGGTGCTAGGGGTGGCTCCCACTAACCCCATATAAAAGAATTGACGGATCGTTCCATCCTAGAAGTCCATTCTTTAACCCTGTTCTTTTCTTCTTTTTTTCGGCGCTCTTTTTCTGCTTTAAACATTTCAAGGGTAGAATTATAACTTATAATTTCAGGATCATTACGATAGATCCAAGTGGCTATTAAACAGGAGATAAAAATTGAACTCAACACTACTAAAATAATGGTGTATTGATCGTTAGTAAGTTCAGGCGGCATCACTTACCCCTCATCTTTTCAGCTAAGTGTAAATAGAGAATCCAACTAATGGCGCTTCCAATGCATCCGTTCATTATAAAGTCTTGAACGGAGAATGCAAATGGATATTCTCGTAAAATAAGAAGCTTCGAAGGACTCCAATAAGTCTCTCCCAAGAAAGCTCCTGCCCAGAATCCTAAGCACATAATACAGTTTAGTAATTTCCCAAGGAATGGAATCTTACCACTAACCCAATCTCTAGGCTTCTTAAGTAGTGCTGAAAATACGATAATATTGGAGATTCCGAATACAGCTAGAGACCAAATAATAAAACTACTTAGGTAATCCATTTGTCTTGTCCTTTGCTACTCTCATTGGAAGTAACATTCGATTTGCTTTGATAAATTCTTGCTTTGCCTGGAACCATCCTTCTCTCATCTGTCCGTCTGATTCATGGCGGACAATTATAGGCACAGCGTAGTTTGCAAAACCTGAATAATGGGCTTTTGTGGTTAAATGAATATCGTAGAAGTCCCAATCACTTGTAAGATAGGGTGGTTTCTCTAATTTTATCTTATTCAGAGTATCCACGGTTGCGGCTAGGAATAGACCATCCAAACATACAACTTGTCCATACTCACCAAAGTAATTGGGGGTCATTTTAGCTGGATCCTTGCCTTGGAACACAAATCCACGAGTTTCGTTATAGTGTCTAGAATTCCACCAAATAGGATCTGTCCCTAAAGTAGTTGCTCCAGCGGTACCAATAAATCCAATCCCAGGCTTTTTACAGATCTCCAAATACTTGGATAATTCACCATGATTGGAAATAATATCCACATCATCATGGCACATTATTACTATGTCATCATCGCTTAAACCGCTCTGCTCTATGTTTCTTTTGTGTCCTTCATAAATTGAAGGTGCATCCCATTGAATTCTAGTTTTAATCTCACCAGGAACACCATAACTAACTAATTGAGGTAAACAAGAACCTCTGTTATTAGATCTACTACATACGGATATCAGAATCATATGGTAAGTAATAGCCAACAATTAGAAGAAATTAAACGTGAATTTACGAGATGCAAGAATGATCCTTGCTACTTCATCTCAAGATATATCAAAGTTGTGCATCCAATTAGAGGCATGGTAAGCTTTGATCTTTATCCTTTTCAGCAAAGAATTGTAAAAGAGTTCCAAACCCATAGATTTAATATTCTACGGAAATTTCGACAAGCTGGAGCCTCAACTATCACTGGAGCTTATGCTTTATGGTTTGTGATATTTAACAATAACAAGAAAGTAGCAATTCTTTCTAAAGGGGATGAGGAAGCCAAGGAATTACTTGGAAGAATAAAAGTAATGTATGAAGAACTTCCCGCATTCTTAAGACCCGCAGCTAAGAAAAATAATGACCACAGATTAGACTTAGAAAATGGATCAACAATTCAATCCAAAGCATCTGGAAAGCAGTCTGGAAGGTCACTATCTTGTTCTTTACTGATTATCGACGAATGTGCTTTTATTGAGCATATCGAAACAATTTGGAGCAGTGCTGCCCCCGTAATTTCAACTGGAGGGAGTGTATTTTTGATTTCTACGGTAAATGGTATTGGTAACTTTTACCATAGAATGTGGACTCAAGCAGTCAATAATGAAAATGGATTCAATCCAATCAACATTCACTGGAAGGAGCATCCAGAATACTTTAGAACTCCCGGATACGAAGCTATTTATAAAGATTTGGAATCCAGAACTCCTCCAATCAATGTGGATGATTGGGAAAAGACCACAAAAAAGCGTCATACTCTTAAAGAATGGTTAAGTGAATATGAGGCTGAATTCTTAGGAACAGGGGACACTTATATTGATGGTGAAATCTTAAGATCCTTGAAAGAAAATTGTAACAACGATTTTAACATCAAATATAACAATAGAATGCGTATTTGGCAAGATCCAAAGCCACACCATGAATACGTTCTAGCTTGTGATCCTTCTATTGGTCGTGAAAGGGACTTTTCCGCATTCCATATCTTTGATTTGTATAATGGGGAACAGGTAGCAGAATTTTATTCTAACCGCACTCCATTGAATGAGTTTGCTAAGATTATTGTAGACGAAGCTAGACTCTATAATACAGCTTTCGTATTATCCGAAAGAAATACGATTGGGACAAACCTTCTATTCTTCTTGAAGGAAACCTATGAGTATGAAAATCTAATGATGGATGATAACAGGGAGCTAGGTATCCAGATTACTCAAAAGAATAGAGAGAATCTACTTGCTGCAATGGAGCACGCAATACGATCCAATAGAATTAAGATAAATTCCGAGCGTCTTATTGATGAGCTTCTAACCTTTGTTATGGATCCAGAAACAGGTAAGATAGAAGCTGATACTAATTGCCACGATGACTTAGTTATGTCATTGTCTATCGCAGTTCACGCTTTTAATAATATAGTTGGATCTACTCCAATGGAAAGAGATTCTTTAGCAGATAAACTTACTATTCTTCCAACACAAGTCTTTAACTATAAATATAAGATGAAAACCGCTACTGGTGGTGTTACAGAAGAAGATATTAGATGGCTACTAAGTTAAACGAAGGCTTTACAGAATTTGCTAATCCTCAGAATCCCTGGTATTCTCCGTTTGGAGCGATTGGAAGATTCTTTTCCAAGTTCCTAGCAAGGGGTAAGTATTCAGGAGATGACCTTGACAGCCAAGATCAAACCCAAGATCCAATAGTTAAGAAAGTAGATCCTCCAAGGCCATTACACGGAGATACAGTTCAGGCAAGAGACGTTATTAGAGCGGCTACGATGGTTCACTCTAAGGGTGCTTATCCAATCTTACCTGAACTTGAATACGATAGAAAGCGTAGATATCGTGAATATGAGGATATGGATGGTTATCCTGAAATCGGATCAGCCTTCGATATTTACGCAGACGATTGTTCCCAGGAAAATCTAGATGGATCAAGATGGGATATTGTAACTGATAGTGAGATGATGAAAGAAGAGGTTAAGAATCTCTTCGAAACAATTAGTTTAGACAGTTATCTTTGGGATATTGTAAGAAATACAGTAAAGTATGGGGACAACTTTATTGAATTAGTTGTTGACCTGAACAATATCAAGCGGGGCATCCAACGTATTAAGATTCTCAATCCAAACTACTTGTATCGAGTAGAGGATGAATTCGGCTACCTAAAGAACTTCTTCCAACAGATTCCAGCCAAAGAGGAGTGGACTACTTATGGCGGTGCTGGCCCTTCTATTGAGAACTCAGAAGTTATACCATTAGATCCAGGCCAGATTGTCCACTTTAGACTTCATACTTCGGATCCTACTCATTATCCTTATGGAAAGTCTATTGCAGCAGCGGCTAGATCAATTTATCGCTCATTGAAGATGATGGAAGATGCAATGTTAATCTATCGTCTTGCAAGAGCACCAGAGCGTAGAATTTTCTACATTGATACAGGAGCATTACCAGCAACTAAAGCAGAAGCTCATATCAAAGCTCAAATGGACAAGTTCAAGAAGTCCAAGATGATGAATAAAGCCACAGGTAATATGGAAGAAGCCTTCAATGCAATTGCAGTTGATGAGGACTTTTATATTGCAGTAAATGGAAAAGGATCAGGAACTAAGATTGAAACTCTTCCAGGTGCAGAGAATCTTGGTGAAACTGACGACGTTAAGTATTTCAGAGATAAGCTCTTAGCCGCATTGAAGATTCCAAAAGACTTCATTGTCGAGAAAGACCAATCACCTGAACGAAAGGCCAACCTTTCACAATTGGATGTTAAGTTTGCAAGAGTTATTACAAGAATCCAACAATCAGTAGAAAAGGGCTTAGAGACTCTTGCGCAACGTCACTTGATGATTAAGGGATATCCAATGGATCAGATCAAGAAGTTAACAATTAAACTTCCTGCTCCATCTGATATGGCAAGAAAGCGCCAATTAGACCTTGATGAACAAAAAGCAAGAGTAGTTCAGGCAGTTAAGGGATTGATGATATTCCCTATAGAAAAGATTTACAAGGATTACTACCAACTTAACGATCATCAGATTGAAGAGATTAAGAATAAGCTAAAGGAAGAGCAAACAGATCCAGTTCTAGGGATGATGGCTGGCGGAATGGGCGGTATGGGAGGTCCAATGGGCGCTCCTGGAATGCCTCCTCCTGGTCCTGAGGGAGCCCCTAATGCTCCAGGTGGAGGAGGAGAGCCCGCTGAAAATGCGCCTCCAACAGCAAATGAACAAGCATTAATCCGATTAACTGAATCGGATGATTATCTGTATCTGTCAGAGGAAGCTCAGAAAGTGCTTTTATCTTTAAAATATGACTCATAATAAAATGGTCGAATTAAGGATAGCTAAATAACATTGAATATAGAAACGAGTTATGTTAACAAATCTAATTGAAAGTCGTGGTAAGGAATTCTCAAATCTCTTGAAGATTGGAGATTATCTTGGTAGATCTCTGAGAGAGAATGTTGAGTTGTTTTATGTTGAGGATGGTAAGGTAACCTATCTTACTGAATCAAACAAAGTGGTTACGGCTAATTATTCATTTAAGCCATACCCAAAACTTACCAATATTCAAGTTGATGATTCTAGTATATTGGAAAATAGAGGAGCGTTTGAGAAAGTTGTAGACAAGAAAGTATGCAATCTTTTGTCCAACTTACTTGAGGACTCCTATGAGGAAGCTGACAATACTTTCTCTAATATTCTAGGATTATTTGAAACTAAACTTTCTTATGATAGAATCAAGGAAAGATTACAAGAAAAGACTGAGAGATTCGGCCCTTCAACTAAGATTATGGAATCAGTTGAATTTGCCAAAGTCTTTGAGCTAAAAGATAAGCTCGTAACTTTCCTTAAGGAAAACAAGAAACTCGTCAATATTCCAGAAATCAAGAATGCATTGAAATTAGCTTCAGTAGTTTCGAAGGCATTCAATATGCCAAAGATTACATTAGAGAGTCTACAGAAGAATAAGACTTTTGCCGTTAGACCTAATGAAACCGGCACAATTTACGAACATCTTTGCCGTCAAGAGTTAGTTGCAAAAGAACTCTTGGATGCAAAGGACAATTTTGAGACAACTTGGGCCAATAATGAATTGATCTCCAATCTTGCAACACAGGTTTACGAGCAGGATCAAAAGAAAGTTATGGAATCAGTTGCCAATATTGTTACGAATATTCCATACTTCGCGTTAGCGACTAAAAAGCAATTGAATACCTTAATTTCCAATTGCTTATCCATGAATGAAACCGACGTATCAAATAAGGATATCTCAACCTTTGTTGGTAGAATCTTTGAAATGAAAAAGCCTGTGAAGGAATACGTCATCGAACTATTAAATGATAAGTATGGAATCAATATAAACAATCTAACAGATGTTCCAACTTATTCCAACTTGATTAAGACAGAATCTCTTATCCTAACCTCTTTATCAAAGTTAGCTCCTAAGAATTCAGTCCTAAAGAATACCTTAGCAGAATTAGCAGATAGCTTAAAGGTGAAGAATGGAGTTGAATCCATTGACCTTGTAGACTTCCTTAACGAAGTATTTACGGAAGCGGGATACAAAGAAGCTATCAATGAAACAAGTTTGATGGCTTACATGGACTTTAACAAAGTTGCAGATGATCTCGGAAAGATTGGAACAATCCTAAAGATGATGCAGCCTATGTTACAGGGTGGTGGTCAACCTGGAATGCCAATGCAACAGCCTCAAATGGGTGGCGCTCCTCCTATTACACCGGCCCCAGAAATGGGTAAGCCTGATATTGATGCCCCTCCAATGGATGATGTTGCAGCAGATCAGGAAGGAGATGCAATTGGGGATCCTGCACAAGATCCAATGGCAGCCGCAGCGGGAGCACAGGAAGAAATGGAAGGCGAACCAGATGGAGATGAAGGTGAAATGGAGCCTCCAATGGAAGGTGGCGAAGAACCTCCAATGCCAGGAATGGAAGATGAAGGGGCAGAATATACACCAGCAGACGACTTAACCAATTTAATGTCATCCATTGAAGATCTAATTGCTTCAATTAAGACAGAAATTGGAGATGTTGATGGTGGCGAAGTCCCTGTAGATGCTCCAATTGAAGGCGAAGAAGGCGATATGCCTCCAATGGAAGGTGAAGAGCCCTCTATAGAAGGTGAAGAATCTGGTCCTCCAATGGAAGGTGAAGAAGGTGAAGCTCCTGAAGAGGATGAGGGTGGGGAAGAATCCGAAGATGAAGAATCGGAAGAAGGTCCACCAAAGAAATTTCCTCCGAAGAAGTAATAAATGACTTGCCCAAACACCACAGTAAACAATCGCCCATTAGGGGTAGCATACAATCCTAGTAATCAAGCTGTAGGACTAAGCGAATTAACTGATATCAAGGTTAATTCAGTTTCCCCAGTTACAGGAACGATTGTATTTAATGGGCCTGTTAGTGCAGTATCTTACCTTGGTGTTGGTGGTCCCGCAACTAACTTTGTAGATCTTGGTGACGTTGAGCCAGGATTATCCCTAACTCCAGACTACATGATAGTTGTTAACAGTTTGGGATATCTATCAAACTCATCTGTTGCTAATGTGATGGTGGATTATGCTACTACAGCTTTAGTTGCAGCTAACTACGCTACAACTTCAACTACTAATTCATTAGATTCAAGACTAACAACTGCGGAGGGAGATATAACTACCCTTCAATCTGATATCGCTAGTCTTAGTTTAGGGGCATCTTTAACAGATATTAATTTAGGTTCTTTATCTAATGGAGATGTTTTATCCTATAATGCTGCATTTGGTTTTTGGCAAAATTTAGCAAGTTCGACTTTTGTTGCTGGTGGAGGTGCCACAGTATTCACGGCTTTAACTGATGTTCCTGCGAATTATACAGGAGCCGCAAATAAGTTTGTAAAAGTAAATTCAGGGGGAACAGGACTTACTTTCGTAGCAGACCCAGGATATGCAATGACATCCTCATTGTCTTCTGTTTCTGCCTCTTTATCCTCTGCCGTATCAAATAGTTATTTACTAAAGTCTGGTGGAACTGGAACTGGGACATTTAATCTCCCAACAATAAACACTGGATCCACTATTGTTAGCACGGCTTTGTATTTGCCGTATGTTAGCACAAACCAATTATTGTTCCTCGATCAGAATAATCAGGTTACAGGTATTGGTCTTGCAGGCGACTTTGGGACAGAGCCAACGGCTAATTCATTTTTAGGGACTGATGGAACTGCAAGCATAATAACAAGCTATCCTATAGCAAACTATACTACGGAGGCAAAGAACCTAACATTAAGTTCAAATGTTGCTAACCATATTGCATCAGCAGAAGTTCATTTTTATGCATCTTCACTAAGTTCTAATCCAGGATATGCATTAAGTTCTTGGGTTAATTCAAATTACGTTTTAACTACAACTAATAATAACCTAAGTTCTCAAGTATCAAACCATATTGGATCCGCTGTTCACTGGGACTTAACAACGCTCAATACCAATTATATAAATTCTTCTGGGGATTCAGCGACAGGAAGTTTTTATTTTAGTAATTTGAGTGCTTCCGTAATAAGTGCAACAAATTTTTCAGGGATATCCCTGAGTGCATCTTTAAGAGATGTTAGTGTTGCAACTCCTTCCAATGGTAATGCTTTAGTTTGGAATGGAATTAGATGGGTCGCATCAGCACTTCCAACTGGTGGGGGTGGGATAACCCATCTTTACGAAGCTCTAGACACCATTAACTTTCCTGTTATTACAGGAGATATTGAGGATAGATCCATAATAGTTTGGAATGATAGTGTGGCATTATGGGAAACTTGGAAGCCTTCTTCTTATCAATCTGAGTTAGCGGCGTATTTAGATCACAATTCGCTGCAAGGGCTAGCATCAAACTCACACCCTCAATACGTTTTATCCGCTACAAATTCTGCATTAAGTTCACAAGTTTCCAGTCACATTACATCGGCAGTTCACTGGACTCAAAGCACACTTGATTCCAATTTTATTAACTCATCTGGTGATTCAGCCAATGCTAACTTCTATTTTAGTGGACTTAGCGCAACTGTTCTAAGTGCAACACAATTAACTCTAAGAGATAATACTGGGGCTAGAAATAAGATTCCTGAGCAGAGCGCTGATTTAGGTGACATGGGATTCGGTATAAACGAAGTATATACTAAAGGCCCAGGATATGTATTAATGACTTCTGGCCCGGCAACTGGAGTAAATCGGTTTGGTCTATATCCGTCATCTACTTTTGCGGGAGTTGGAGGAAGTCCTGGTGGATCTAACACGCAAATCCAATTTAATGATGGGGGATCCACATTTAATGGGGACTCTGCATTAACTTGGAATAAGGATACAGATACCCTATCAGCCACTAATATTTCTGCAACCACAATTTATCTTGGTGGATCAAACGGTTACCTAAAAAACCAAAATGGTGCTATCTACATATCAGCAACAGGAGGCACTATATTCCCTAGTGGTCTAAGCGCACTATCTGTGACTTCAACTAATATGGTTATATCTGCAAGTGCGACTATAACTAATGTAAGCTCCACTTTTGTTCAAACTAACGAATTTGGAATTCTAACAACTTCACCTTATATCGGAACTGCTGCGCCCAGCGATTCATTTGGGGAAAACGGTGACTTGTATTTTCAATACACAACATAATGGGAACTTTAAGAGACGTATCAGATTTTTTAAATAGATCTACTGGAGGGGCATCGGGCAATCCTGAAACCATTTTTTTCTACAAAAATGGAACAAAAGGAGGGGCTGCGCCAACCTCATATAATACAAATTCAGTTGTTTCATTATGGGGAATTGATGGATTCCCGGCTTCCGGGGTCTTTCCGCCTGCCTCTGGAGAGGTGACAACTTCCGCTACTAGCGGAGCTTTACGTGTTAGCGGGGCCACAGGTTCGTTAGAAAGAAAACTAACCGGATTTGCTGCACAGAATGCGGCTGCAAGTCAAATAATTTTATACGATAGGCTTTATCATAAAAGTGGATTTAATGCTAACACTACAAACTTACAATTAGTTCAGGGCTCCCCTCCAACATCCTCTTTGATTACTAGAAATACAAGTGGAGTAGGAAATTTCATGTTTTACGAAATTACCACTCAATTTGGAGCTACATTAACTTTGATGGATGTAGAATACATAAATGACTTAGGTTTAACATCATCATCAACTGTTCCTATGGGTGGCGGATCAACATATCCTTACTTTAATATAAATAACTGTGGAATGATTCCTCTAAATCCTAGTGACTCTGGGGTAAGTGCAATAACTAAAGTTGGCTTAAGGGCAGCTACAGGAGCAGGGGTTTTTTCTATAGTTATTGGAAAGTATTTAGGAGCAGTTAGTAATGGGCAAATTGCATCTAAAGGAACTATGGATTTTAATTATGTTATCTCAGGTCATCCAAAAATAGAAAATGGGGCATGTCTTTCATTCCTAGCAAAAATTATTTCTGCTAGCCAAGTTGATATAATAGGAAGTATTAGTGTAATTAGTGTATAATGGGAACTTTATCAAGCGTAGACTTTATTATAACAAAGCAGCTAGGGAACTTATCTGGAAGCCCTGCGCTTGTGGGTATTCATAAATTCCCTACAATTGGGTGTGGCCCTCAACCTGCTGCTATTGCCGGTAAGGGAATGTCTATGTGGAGATTAGATGGTATTCCCCCATCTGGAATTAATCCCCCAACAACAGGTTCAGTGTGTGACTTTTCCACGGAAGGTAGAATTTATTTTCCAAGTGGAACTAGTGGAATGGATAGGTATATCACCTCTTTTGGTTTTGTTACAAATGTAGCCGGGTCCATCGTTTTATACGATAGGCTTTACCATAAAGGCGGATATAATGGAACAACTACAGGACTGCAAGATATTCAAGGAGTTTCCGTAAGTTCTCCAATTACTAGGTTTACTTCTGGTGCGGGCAACTTCCCGGCATTTGAAATTCTTACTACAATAGGAAATACTGGGACCACTTTAACTTTAGAATATATCAATCAAGACGGGGTTACTATGTCGTCTACTTGTAGATTTGGAGTTACTGGTGCAGGAGCTACAAATTTTGGCACGGCGGGAAGATTTGAACCAATTCCATTAAAAGGCTCTGATACAGGAGTTAGGGCGATTACTAGATTCTCTATTGCTGCATCTACAGGAACCGCCGGATCGTTTTCATTTGTTATATTTAGACCAATAGCAGTTTTAGGATTTTCACTTGCGGGAGTTCCTGAGTGGAGAGATTTTACTACCGGACTTCCAGGAATACCAACAATTCACCCAAATGCATGTTTGGCATTGTATAGTAAATCTACTAATACAACAGGAATGAATGGTTGGGGAGCAATGCAATTAATTAGCGGATAATTATGACAGTATCTTCTCTAGCAACATATAAAAGTTTGGCATCAAACCTAAACTCTAGTTTTTATTCAGGAGGAACTGTAGTTGCCAATTCAATGTTCAATTCATACCTAATATCAACTAGCCCTGCACCATCAGTCCCGTCAACAGCCACAAGTAGTAGTAACTATGGGACTGGAGTATGGTATAATTTAAGCTCTGCCAACACTGGATCGTCAATATTGCATGGGATTAACATTAATGAGACAGGAGGAACCGGAGCAATAATATTGGTTGATATCTTATCAATGCAAGGCGGATTAAGTGGAAATAACGCAATTACTCAAACAACAAACCTGCCAACTGCACCTCTACCAAGATATACAACAGGTGATGGGGTATATGCTTTAATTACTGCATATACAGCCATTGGAACTACAAACTCAAGTGCTCAAATAACTTATACGGATAACTTAGGAGTATCTGGCCTATCTTCCTACAGATTTCCCTTAGGAGCTATTCCATGGAACACAGCAAACAAAACGCAATTTATCCCATTATCAAGCACAGGCATAAGATCAGTTGAGTCATTTACACTATTTTTAACTACCGGAACCCAAGGAAACTTAGGTATCTCACTAGTTAAACCACTAGCGGTATGTTTTTTTACAGTCGGTAACAACGGATTAAATTACTGTAATTTGCTTCAAGGAGGATTGATTAACTCCCTCGTTAAGTTTTATAATTCAGCAAATTTAGGGATTATTATTCAAATAAACGGAACGTTTACTTCAAATTTTGGAAGTTTGATAGTATCACCAGCTTAATATGAAAAGATTATTCGATGGAGCACAGCAGGAATTAGGATTACTTCCAATCCAAGCTTCAACCACTCAAAAAATATGGTTAAAGATTTCAGGGGTTTGGAAACAAGTTTCTTTATATCTTAAGCTTTCAGGAGTATGGAAAGCCGTAACTCCCTACATTAAGATTGGGGGAGTTTGGAAATAATTAAACTCTTATCATATCACCACGTTTAAGGGAATTCAACAATCTTAAAAAGAATACTTCCCTCAAAGCATCCAATTCTCTCCAAACATTAGTAAGATCTCTGAAATTAGATTCAGAGATCTTTTTTGTATCTTTAATCTTATTCAATACTGCAATACAAGTCTCAATGGTAGTCTGATTTGCTTTAGTTAGATCGTAAAGAGTATCTGCAATTGCTTCTTTAGTTAAGTTTGACATAGTTAATCTCGAATTTTAATCCTTGGTAATGCTTGATTCTGTTTTTTGAATGTTCTTCTAGATAAGGAACCTTATCATAGAAATCATAGAAGAAAACTTGATCTTTTCCTTCTGCTTTTCTAACTCCACGGCCTAATCCTTGAATTGTTGGAATCTCACCTTTCAGTCCTCTAGCATTAATCATGTGAGTAATCTCATCAATGCTAATTCCAGTTTGCATTACATTAGTTCCAACAATGCAAGCAGACTTATCCGCAGTTTTGAAGTCATTGATGATGGAATAACGCTCTTCAATACTATCTTTTCCTTCTACTGATACGGAATTCTTAATCTTGGATTTGATAATGTTTAAATGCTCAAGATTCTTAACCAATATCAAAATCTTAGCATTTGGGTTATTTGTGATAATATGTTCAACAATACTGCAAATTTTGGAATTGCGTTCTTCTGAATGGACTACGTGAAAATCGTATTGATCTTGATATCCAAGGTCTTCGTCTACTGAAGAAGGAGCATACTGGACGACCTGAATAATTGGTTTGGCAATGTGCCCATCCTTGATTAGATCGTCCATTGAACGAGTTGAATAGACTGGCCCAAAAGCCCCTTCCAAGACCATTCTACCGTGGATATCGTGTTTCTCGGATGGAACTGTGGCCGTAAACGCAACCCTTACAAATGCCTTGGGAAAAGCTTCTATTGCAGCGATTGTTATATCACCTTTACAGAATTGATGCGCCTCGTCAACCATTAAGATATCGTCATTTAAGTGTTCGTCGATAATCTTATCTATACTCTGAACAGTTGAGAGTATTATCTTACCGGGAATATAACCATCTCCCGAATTGATTCCTAGATTTTTAATCCCACAAGCTTTGAAAAATTCATAAGTTTGATTTAGAATGCCTTTTTCCCGGAATAGGATTGTAGCTTTAAGACCTTCCAGAGTCTTAAGAATTCCAGCCATTATTAGGGTTTTCCCTGATCCTGTTGGAGATTCTACAATTAATCTTCTCTTGAGAATTGTTTCTTTAATTGCATCAATTTGATAATCACGATACTTAAACTTTTTTACAGGAGTTGGATTTAAGTCTTTATTAGTAGATAACTTCGAATAACCATCTTCATAAACCATTTCAGGATCTTTACACCCAATAGTTTCTAAGTCCTTTAGAATACGTTGGAGTAGTCCAGTCCTAAATGACCCATTTTTAGAAAAATACCGTTTCTTTCCGTCCCATCTACGATTTCTATATTGTGGAGTATATTGATACCCAGGAATAGGAAATCCATATCTGTTATAGAAAGTATCGAGTAATTCTTGGTTATCTGTTTCTAGGACAGACTTTAAGTTGCCTACAATAATCTTCATTGATACTATAATAGGTATCAAAAGGTAGACTATAATGAGCAATTTGAAAGATTTAGGCGCAGCAGATAGAGACCAGGCATTAAACGATCTCTTTGCAAATGTTAAGGCAGACGTAGATATCCTAGCAGATCTTCCATCTAAAGGAAGATTCTACGGAGCGGGATTTCAGGGAGTTAGAGTCTCCCCGTTAACTTTCGAGGATGAATTTAAGATCCTTAGAAATAAGGGCAACGATCCCATTAATGAGATCCTGGATAGGTGTATCAAAGGGATAAAGGTATCAGACCTAGTAATTCCAGATAAACTCTATCTTCTAATGAAAGTTAGAGAGATCTCTTATGGGAGTGAATATAAGTTCTCTCTTGCTTGCCCAAAATGCAAGGGAACTGTTGACTCGACTCTTGATATTGATGGGATGCAAATTACTTATGCAAAAGAAGATGCAGAAGACCCCGTTACAATTAAGTTACCAAAACTTGGGGTTATAGCTAAGATCAAACTTCCTAGAGTATCAGACGAAGCTTTCCTAACTTCTGACGAAGCCCCGGAACATTTGTATAGATTCGTTGTGGAATTAAAGGGAGAGTCCGACCCAGTATTCATTGCAAAGGCTTATAAGAGGATGGGAATTGCAGACAAGAAAGCAATTGCTCAAGCTTTGAATAAGAATAACTTTGGAATTGACACTTTATTCTTCTTTGAATGCCCATCTTGCAAGCACACTGAGCTAATGGAGATACCCTTCACGGGAAGTTTTTTTTCAGTGAGTTAGAAAACAGTCTTACTATTGAGCAGTTACTATATCAATCCTACATATTAGTTAGTAAAATAGGTTTCACATACTCTGACGTAAAGCTAATGACTCTTAATGAAAGATTGCTTTTTATCAAGTTTTACTCAGACGAAATGGAACGGGAAAGGAATGCGCTAGGAAGCTAATATGTATATCAACAATACTGCTGTAAATACAAGATTCAATCATCCATCTGTTTCTGAGAAAACAGCACTTGTAACTTACTTTTTCAATAACGGTCAATACCAAGATCCAGTTGATATAAGCTCCGTTACTATTTTCTTGGCCTCGGATAATTTCTACCCAAGTTCCATTATTGGAACAGACGGACTAATTAGCTCAAGTGTCACATCACAATTAATGACCTTTGCTAACTCAGCAACTCTTACCACAGATCCGAGCTTTGATTCATCTGGGTATAGCGCAGCGGCATCGGGGATTTATAAACTTCGTGACGGGGTATTTGCGGTTGTCTTAGATCCAGCTACCGCATCAAATCTAGCTTCGGCAGTAAATGACTACATTGATGTTTGGACTATCCGTAGACTTCCAGGATCAGACTTTGATACGATTGTAAACGAGTTTACACTTAATGAAGATAGGTTCTATGCAACCACGGAACCAGTTCTATTCCGAGTCTCTACAAGATTAGAGAACAAGTATCTCACTTTAGGATCAAAGATAGATCTAAAGTTTACTAATGAGTTTACAATTGAGAATGGTGGATTGGACTCATCAGTGAGGAACTTGTTTAAGGAATCCTTAGTAATCAATCCTGCAATCGAAATCTATAAGGAAAATGACGATAGGAATCTCCCATCAAGGGTTTCCGTATCGTCATTCTCGGATACTAGTGGTGCTTGTGATGTTACTTCCGATTCTACGGTTGTATACACATTTGATACAAACTCATTATCAACCCATCCACAATTGCTTGCAGGAAATCTAGGATCTATGACAGGAACTTATGTTGCAAGACTTAAGTTCAATGCTCTGAATCAAGTAATTTACTCTAATTACCAAGCATTCATAATCCGATAACTGCTAACGTAAGATCGTCTAGCTCTATTGGATTTTCCAATTCAGGAACTAGATCCATAGAAGGGTTGATTCCGCTGTAAAGAGCGTTCCAGTCCTTAACTCTCTTCGGAGGGAAGCAGAAGAATAGCCTGGATCTCTTAGCCTTTCTTGCCATACGCATAAACTGTCGAGTTCCCTTCATCCCAGCCTCATCATTATCGTAGGCTACAACCAGCGGTCCAGGATACGTCTTAAGCTGCTCCATTTGCTCTGTAGAGCAGTTGCAGGACAAAGTAGTGGTTGCATTAAGCCCAAGATTTCTCAGGCTTAAACAGTCGAATACGCCCTCTGTGATGTAAAGAGGTTGTTCACTGTCATATTGGAAAGGATACAATACGTGAGAACTCTTGTAGTTCTTGGCATTAAGATACTTAGGCTCTTTCCCAGTTAAGGATCTAGCCTGGAAGTAGAACATTTCTCCTTTAGAGTTGAAGTATGGGATAATAAGTCTGTCCTGGTAGAATCCACTCTTACAGAGGTAAAATGGAAACTTAAGAACATTGCGCTCATGTAATGTAATAATCGCCTTCAGTAAAATAGGATCATCCAAGTGTCCAACAGAGCATTCAGGATGGATGAGTTGTAATCTGTCGAAATCAAACCCTACTTGTGTGATTACTTCGTCAGGCTTAACATCCTCATCTTCGTGTAGAAACTCTTCAAATAAGAATTTCTCATAAGCCCTGCGGTAAGGAAGCTTTTCTACAATAGAGTAGAATTTGATAAAGTTTCCAACCTCACCAGACTTGAAACATCTCCATAATCCTGTATCAAGATTAATAGAGAAGTGTTTCTTATAGTCCCCTTCGATAAATATAGACGGGATAATCATTTCAGTCCCATCACCAGAAATCCTATAATCAGACTTAAACTTGTCGAGACAGTAGGATCTAATAAAGCCAGAGTTAATCATGTTTATAGATAAGATCAGTGCAACTAAAAGCGATTGTATAGACCAATGTTTATTAAGATATGCGTATAAGTATATTGAGTATTTTCCAGGTTTTGCATCAAAGAACGAGGAAAGTTTGAACTTCGGTTCATTTATACACAAAGTTTTCGAGCTTGGTTATCTTCTAAAAGATACTAAATCTCTTATGAAGATAGCAGAACAAGAAAGAGCAACTTACCACATTCCATTCCAATATGACGATAAGATCAAGATTTGTGTTGAGAACTTCATTCAGCTTAATTCTGGATTGGGTGAAACAATTGCTACAGAGGGTAAGTTTGAAGTAGTCTTAGACGTTGAAGCTGGAATTAAGCATACTGGTGTTATCGACCGTATCGTCAAAGGATCGGACGGTGGCTATCTAGTTATAGACTACAAGAGTTCAAAACGAGAGAAATCAAAGAAAGACTTGCTCCAGGATAAGCAATTAATGGGTTATGCATATGCAGTACATAAGATGCATAATATTGAATTCAACAAGATTTGGTGTGGGCATTACTACCCTGTATCAAACCATCTCGTAGTTGTGCAATTCAATAAGGCCCAAATCTTTGCTTGGAAGAAGAAAGAGATTGATAAGGTCTGGAGAATTAGAAAGAAGAAGCGGGACGAGTTTCCTCCAATGCGGAATATCTTCTGTGACTACTGCGATATGAAGCCAGTCTGCCCACTCTTTAATTCAGAAAAAGAAGTATGTGAGAGACTGGAGGAACAGAGGGCTCTAGCTGCTGAGAAAAAGAAGTTAAGGGAACAATCTAAAGTAGAGGATGGGAAGGATAAGAATCAGTAGGTAGATCAGCACAAACCCCGCCGATAGATTAGGGTTACGATAATACATATTGTATTCGTTTAGTGCCTGAACCAGATCGTCTTTATTACTCATACTCTATGGACCTCATCGTCCCCGTAATTATCGGCGAATAAATCTCATAGTCAATATCTATAAAGAAATTCTTAACTAGGTCTGAATTGAAGCCGGAATCCTTATGCAGATACTTATGTAATGAATCCAACTTGAGGTTCTTAGAACTCTTTAATGATTCAAGGATTCTCATCTGGAATAGCCTGACCAACCTTTCCCCATACTTGAATCTCCACTTCTCCATAAAATCTTTACTAAGAGAAAACGAGAGGAGATCCATAAGCTCAAAAATTTCGGTGTCCAAATTGCTATACATATTGATATACTATTCCCTTACACTCAGTATCTCTTTTATTCACATTGTAAGGCCCGACACCACTAAGGAGGGCCTTACCGAATCTGATTCATCAAATCCCAGATAGTATATAATATAGACAAAATCTTGGCTAGAATGAAAAAAAATTTCTTAGAGGACGAAAATATTACAAATGGGAGCATTAGATGAGCTTGAATACATTCTTGATGGTAAAGTTATCCAGTCTAGGTTTACTTCCTTTCTGGGACTACAGGCTGGAGATTTAGTCTCTTTTGAGTATACAGATGGCTCATCTAGATTTGGTTTAGTTGTTAGGTCTAAACGGACATTTAGGGGATACTTCTTATCTACAAAGGATAATACGCTTCTTAATATCTTTCTCTTAGATTCGATAACTGAGAGCATGTTAAAGCTTATCCTAAATAACTTGTATAGAAATAGGATTCGATGCACCTATAAGAATACGCCCAGAATTCTCTCTGTGTTTATTGGGGAGAAGAATTTTAGGACATTTAATACTGCAAAGATACATCACTTAGCTAAGATTGAAATAGTATGACCAACACGAATCTCCCACCAATTCCAGCCCAAAATGCTAATAACTATCAAGCAGTAATTAATCAGTATAATGCTGAGATTCGTAGACAATTGCGAACTGTTGATAGAAGTGTTAGGGATCTTAGATCCACAGTATTAACTTTAGCCAACTCATTTACTAACTTTCATCAGGTCTCCAAAAATCTGATTGATGTATTCAAGAAAGCTGATTCTCTTCAAATAAAGAGTCTTTCGATTAATACAACACTGATGAAGAATATTCAAGAGAACTCAAAGCAGCTTGATAAACTTCAAGGTGGGTTCTATGAAAATGTGGAAGAGCTTATTGACAACTTAGCGTATGGGTTAGACAATAACTCAGATTCCCTATTGACCCTTCAAAACAAAATGAGATTGTCTGGCCAATCCACAGAATCTCTTAGGGAAGCTATGGGAATTATGGAGTCTGCTTTCTTAGACGGATTAGACTCTACAGAGGGTGTTATTAAGTCTAATCAAGTCTTAGCTAACACCTATAAAACATCCAGCCAAGATCTTTTAGATGCAATCCAAGCTCTTCAAGGGGAGATTTCCGAAGCATCATTTTATGGTGCTGGCGAGGAAGTGGCAAAGTTAGGTCAATACTTACAAGCTATTGGTAAGGGTGCGGAGGGAAAACTGCTCCTAAGAGAGTTTCAAAGCGTTCTTAACCAAAGCATTACTCAAGGGTCTGTTACAGGTGGGTTAGGGTTTGCACAAAAAATAAAAGGCAAATCGTTAGAAGAATCCTTAGACGTATTGCAATCAGTATTACAAGAAAGGGGTAAATTTGCAAGACAACTTGCCCCCGAAGGTACTGCACCTGAGATTGGTAGACAAATTTTAGGTCCGGAATTCAAAGAATTTATGGGAGCTATCCGAGCCTCTGAAATCATAAAAAGCAAAAGAAAAGATCTCAATTATGATGTTCAGACAAATGTAATGGATAGCATAAAAGCTCAAAATGAAAAGCTTAATTCCACCTACGCAGAGGTTACAAAATCATTCTATGAGCCAATAGTTAAGGGAGTGAACATAATTGGGCCTGCATTGCTAGTAACTAATACCCTAATGGGCGTAATGCAAACTCGATCTGCATTATTAGCCGCACAGACAGCAGCAAATTTGGCTGGGCAGGTTGGAGGGGGTGCCGCAAGATTAGGCATTCTTACGCCAATACTAGCTAGAGTAGCTCCAGCCTTAGTAACAGCATTGCCCTGGGTCGCAGCATTCGCAGCAGTGGCAGGAGTTGGGTATGGCATATACCGTCTATTCTCTAATGATAAAGAGAAAGAATCACTTGAAATTCAAAAGAAACAATTGGCTGAATTAGAATTTGCTAACAAAGATAAAAAAGCTAAGGAACAAGCCGAACAAGACAAATACCGAAGTATGGATATGTTTATTGGTAGTATTATAAGAGTTAAGGATAATGAGGACTCTTCAAAGAAGGCATTAGAAGAGTCAGTAAAATACTTGAAAGCTATCTATGGAAAAATGGATGAAGGAGGGTTTGTTAGATAATGAAGTATATTCCTAGAAAATTAGCGGAAAGATCCCATCTAGTGTTTCAATTTCCGCAGGAACAAAATAGATTCATAGAGGCTTATCTTCCAATTTTAGAAAAGCTAGAAATTTCTGAATCTAGAAAAGCTAATCTATCCTCATACGATCTTATTGGAAGGAACGGATCTTTATACTCACATCTTGGGGCAAAATCCCGAACATTCTCATTAAGATTTAATATAACGTTAAACAATGTTATTGACTACTTCACCATCGAAGGAATTCTTGACATCTTTAAGTTTAATGTCAATGAGACGTTTGGTGATTCAAAGATGGATGCGATGCAGAGATTCTTTGACCTAAAGCAAAAGAGTGAGAAGTTGACAAGCAGGGGCCTGGATCACGCCAAAATTCAATCAAGCTTCTATAAGGATTTGACTGGAGTTCAAGATCCAAAGGCCCTATTCTCTTTCCTAACTCCTCCGGATAATTCATCAGAAAAGAATAAGATAATTAACCTAATTATGTTTTGGGTTAACTTAGTTAGAGCTTCTGTTCTAAACAACGCAACGAATTCCTCATTAGGACCACCAATTGTAAGATTGAACCATGGAGTAATGTATAACAATATTCCTTGTGTAGTTGAGAATATTTCTGTTCGCCCAATGACAGAACTTGGGTATGATGTTAAGACTATGCTTCCAAGGGTAATCGAAGTTTCTCTTTCAATGAATGAGACAAGAGTAGGCAACTTTGGTGAATTCAAAGCTCAGAAAATCATTGACGGAGATAATAACGTAGGATGGGAGGCAGTATTGGATACTAATAATATGGATCCTTACAACGGGTTAATTGGATTGAAGGGTAGTTATGATGATTATGAAACTGCAACAAAGAAAGCGGAAGAGGAGAGACAAAGACAAGCTGTTTCAATGGCAGCATCAAAGACTAGTTATAGAGGGGTCACAACAGTAGACTTTAGCTAATGACATATAATAACCATTTATCAATTGGAAGCACTGCAATTCAGCATAAAGATAAGACCATTTATACTTCCCTGAATTCAATAAGCTTTGAGTCATTTCTAGAGCAAATGGATTCTTTTGCCTTTGATATAGGAACAGTCCCAGCAGGATATGAGCACCGGGCCGATTTGATCTCCAATGTATTTTACGGGACTCCAACTTATGATTGGGTTATTTGTTGGTTTAATAATATTTCAGATCCATTACAAAGATTAAGAGTTGGAGATGATATAAGAATTCCAAGGTTAATCAATGTCTAAAGTATTCTCTCCATCAATCTTTCTAACCTCCTCCAGAGAAGTTATAGATAAATTGTTTTTTGGTAAAGTTCCATCAGTTGATATAGAAAATGATGTTACAATTTACCTAACAAAAGAAGAGCAGGAAAAATCTTTAATTTCAACCCCATCCAAAAATAATGGGCTTATAGATTTTGAATTATCATGGGGGTCTGCTGGAGCTGAACAGATGGGCCTCTCGTTAACTTTTATAGATTCGAATAATGATTTTGAACAACAATATATTGAATCAAACGGAAAAATAATTCTCTTAAAGAAGATAGTTAGTGAATTTAGGACTAATTCAAAATTTACAAATAATACAAATCTAGAAAAGATAAAGACTAATGCTTTATTAGAAGATTATTTATCAATTTATTGTTCCTTTGGGGTTGGGTCAGATGTATCAACCTGGGCAGGGCCATATAAGATTGATCTTGTTAATGCTAAAGTAAAAATTGATTCTAATGGAGTTAAAAGAGTTATACTTGAGTTTAATTCTTTTAGTGGATATCTTCAATCAAATTCAATTCTAGCAGATTTAAACAATTCTAGGAATCAATCAGTAGCTAGATTTAATAAAATTATTTCATTAGGGAAAATAGTTGAAGTAAGAAGCAAAACTTTAATTAATATTAAAGAAGAACGAGGAAAAGATTTGTTTTCCGGATTACCCTCCCCAATAGAAGATCTCTTTGCTAAAAAGTTAAGATCTTGTATTGAAGATTACATCAAAATAATATCAGGATCTCAGAATGTATTCCTTTTTTTACCAAATTTAAGATTTATACTTCATGCGTATATTTCAAATAAAAGTAATGATCCTATAGTAAAAGATTTGAATGATAGAGATAGCAAATCAATAATCCTTTTCCAAAAATTTTGTGAAGAAATAGGAATGAGTTTTACAGAAGACTTTTCAAAGAAAAAGTTTACAGGATCCCTTGTTCCAACGCCTTTTTTAAGAGAACAGGTTAAGAATGGGGATCCACCGGAGAATTATGTTTTAGGGCTAGGAATAAATACATTAGTTCAAGTAAATGACTCTATCAATGCATTTTTTCCTGATTATGCTAAAATTCTATTCATAGTAATAGAAAACCTATTTGGACTAGTTGTAAAATATTGGCAACCACCAAAATACGCACCTAATACCTATATTTTAGTAGAGCAGACTGATCTAAAATATTTGAATTTACTAAAGGGAAATAAATTATTATCGAATAACAAAGACACAATATACATATTTGGACCAAAAGAGGTAGTTAATGATCTTGTATATTGTGATTCGGTTAAAACTTTAGGTGATGCGCTTAAAGATAGTAATATTGACTTTGATCTAACTCAAGAACAATACTACTTGCAAAGAAGTGAATATAGACTTAAGTATTTTAATACTTTCAAGAGACTAAATTCTAATTCCTCTTTTGGCGAAAATACTTTATTAAATGATCTTTCCTTAGATAATAATATCAAGTATAAACTCGAAGCCGCTGCTATTGAAGGGTATCCAGTATTCAGGTGTGGTATAGCTAATTCTAATGTCCTTTCTCTAACTTTAGATATTGACGCAGGAGCTATTGCAGCATTTAATTTTGGCTTTGGTATAGAAGCTACAGAATTAAGAGATGATATTATTCCTCTAGAAGTTGCATCAACTTTTAATACATCTTTTTCAGGAACTCAATCTTTTGAAAAGCTAACGGCAGCTTCTTTATCCCCACTACAAAAGGATTTAAATGATAAAGTATCGTTCAATGAGATTTATAAGTTAGTATTGAAAGAATTAAGTGATAAAGATTGGCTAGAAACTTTATCTTTTGATGAAAAACTAATAAAATTTGCAAAAGGGAAATCAGTTAAATACTTAGCATTTATTATTGCATGTAGAATTTATACAAATGATGATTATGGAGTCTACGTTAAACATGAATCATTTAAAGAATTTTATACTGCTCAATCTAGTTTCATTGAAGAATTGAATAACTATGCAATTAACTTAACTATAAAAACTCTACCATTCTTTAATATAATTCCGTTTACTGCCCCAAAGTGCTTTGTAATACATAACCCCAATAAGATTGTAGGATCAACTAAAAGACCTCAAACCTTTACTGGGTTATATCAAATTAAAGGGTGTAGGCATGTAATTAACACCAATGAATGTTATTCAGAATTTAACTTATGTGGAAGAATAGGAACGGAGACTGTAGATCCTATTCTAGCTGACCTAGGCAGCACACTAGAGAATAAGGCAGAGGAACGTAAGAAAGCCCAGGATCAAGTAATAGCAGAAAAGAATAAGAATAATATCTATGTAAAAGCTCTACGATTCTTTAATTCTTTAGGAGAATTTGTTGGATTAGCCCCTAATCCAGAAAATAAGTAATATGATAAATAAAGTAAACAAAATCTATTTAGGGAAGGTAGTATCAAATAAAGATGTCACACATTCAGGGAGATTGTCTGCTTACATTGAAGAGTATTCTTCAGATATTGTTGAAGTAACTTACACTTCTCCTTTTTATTCTAAGAATAGTGGAGGAATGATTGCACTTCCTGAGGTTGGGACAGATATTTTAGTTTATCACTTAGACTCCAATAATGCATTTTATTACATTTCTACTGTAGTAGATCATAATTCATCTTCTGAGAAAGACCCTAGGTCATCAATTTTAAAAAATTGGAAAATAATAGCGGATAAATATGTATTCAAAGATAAGGATATTCCGCAAGTAATTACTTTCACCGATCCATTTAACAATGGAATGAGAATATCAAGCACATTCGCAAAGAAATTCATTTCATCCAAAGTAGAATTAATATCTCAAGCAGGCAAGAAAGTTCTTATTAGCGATTCTCCAAAAGCTAACTTCATCAAGATTAGAAATGAACATGGAGATGGAATTACAATAACTTCCAAAGAGAATCCAACCCTAAGCGATAGGGCGATCCTAATGAAGTCTAATGGTCCTCAAATGTTCACAGTGTTTGAGTCTGAGATGGATCTTAGAGTAATTGATGGCAGAGATATAAACATTGAAAACCTATCAACAGGTATCAATGGATTATCCCCAGGCCAGAAGTCCGGAAACGTGAATGTTCGATCCAAGCACTCTGATATCACTCTTCATTCAGAAGGCTCAGACGGCAGGATATTCATTATAACACCAAAAGCTAGAATCCAGATTCAGGCAGACGGATCGGTTATGATTGAGGCGTTGAATGTCCAGATAAAGTCTGATACAAGCATATCAATGGACTCACCTGTAATTTCAATGCATACTCAATCATTCAATCTAATTGCAGATGCAAGTATCGCGATGCAGGGGGGAGCAACCGTATCAATATTGTCTCCTGGTGTGGTATCAATTGATGGAACAACTGCACTCCAATTAAACTCTCAAACTAGTGTGCCTCCTATACCTACTATACAGTTACCCTTAGATAAAAACGACTATCAAGAATAATGGCAATCTTCGATCTTAAGACATTTTTACGAACATCAGGACAAGGTGGAAGCACTTTAGGATCTCTAGGGACAGCTTTCGGTATGCCCTCCTGCCTAATTAATCTAGGCTCCGAAGTCCTTAGTTTGCTCCCGTTCCCTATCTTAGAGTCCCTACGGGCCTCTACAGCCGATTCTGCGGCTAGGGCTGACGATGCGATCAAGGCTGGATTTGCCTACCTCGGGCAAAAGTTTGGATTATTAGAGTATGACACGGAAGATGGAACTATTCGTTGGGTATCTAATTCCTCTAAGAATGGGTTAGATGTTCAAGATGGGGCGGAAGTGGGAACTTTCGAATCATTCCTAAATGCAGTTGGAGCAGCCGCAGGATTCGCAGGCAAGCTATACACTAATTACGAAAATGCTGTTGATAGAATCAATGCATCCAAGGAATGTATTCAAGGGTATTTGGATTATCTTAAGGCTAGTGGAGGAAACTCAATTACCACTAGAGCTAAAGATAATATAGAATATGAATTTGATCGTGAAAGGGCGGATCTTGATAGAACCGTAGCATTCAAAGAATCAGCAGAACAATTGGTAGCTAAGATTGATGCTGAAATGAAAGCTAGGCTAGCTAACCCTGAATTAGAGCCAAAGTTCTACCCTGAATATGGAGATATTATCTCTGGGACAGATCTCCAGATAGCATCCTCAATTAACACAGCATTACCTGAGGTATTCAGACTTGCATTTGCCCCTCCAATATCAAAGTCGGGCAAGTTCATTCTATCAAAGGATGGACTTTATTATGACTCGCAAACTAGTGGAATCATACCAGCCCTACTTGAGCTTGAGTCTAGAAAGTCTGAACTAGACGCCCCTAACCTTTGGAGATTGGATTACGATCCAAATATCGGAGGTAGAGGAAATCAGATTAAGCTTGAAGATTTAAAGTCTTACGTTCAGACAATATTAGATCCTTCCATTGTAGATGAATCTCCATTCCTTTCCAATTACTATCTTAAGGATGAGTTGCTCATTAATCTAATTGGACAGAAGAATCGTAGAATCTATGATCTTTCTTCTCAAGTAGTAGAGTATCAAACTAGTGGACTATCCCAGGCTCTAATTTCAAATCTCAGACAAGTTATGCTTTCTGAGACCTCTCATTATTTGAACAAGATTAATAAGAGGAAAAAGCAGATTGAATTGGCAATAAAAATGCCGTCAATTTATGGGAAGAGAATTTCCTATCAACCTGGAAAAGTGCCTGTGAATGACTTCTCCTATCTTGAGGGGATAGATTTTGAGTTTGATGTCTCAAAGCAACGAAAACTCACATTCAATCAAGCGGAAGTTTCCTCGGTTGTGCTACCATTAAAGCCTAAGTATACGCAGCAGGTTCAATCGGCCAATAAGGTTCAATTAGACCATTTACTCTTATCAAACATAGGGCTAGGATCCATCATATCAGATCAGACAGTTGTTGATGGGCCAGTGTTAACAGTAAATCACACAATTGCAAAGGAAGGGTTAATAGCTTTATTAAACTATCTTTACGTGGAGTCGGATAAGGATAGTGGTTATTTCAAGCTTCACAATAGCTCAGATCTGGGCAATAGGTTAGATCCAATTTTGGTTACTAAGGCTGTTGAAGATATCTTCAACTTGGGAGCCGGAATTGTGTATTTGAAGGGAATTACAGAGCAAAGTTCCTTGGACTCTTCTATACCATCTGGAATTGGAAGCTTTATCAAACTACCCGAGAAGAAGGAATTCCAAGATTTATTGTATAATCAAACTGGAGCTACGATTGATACTTGGGTTCATTTACCTGGATTGAACATAGACTCCTACAACTTCTCTGTTAAGTTTGATCTTCAAAAATATTACAGATTGATACTAGCAAATGAAAACATCAATGGAGGATCTAGTGGAGATTCAGTTAACGGACTTATTTATGGTTTTACTCGTGACAGAAGAATTACGCTTGATTCCCCTGCTTCAGACTTTACACTTGATAACCCATTAAATAGTGCTTGCTTATTCTTAGCTAAAACTACCTCAACTGGCACTGATGTTGACTTTATTTCAAAGAGCGCAGATTGCGTTAATTCAGACGGATATTACAACATTAGAGTTCCAATTTTCCAATCAAGTTCCTTATCCTCGATTGGAAATGAGTTTGTGCATATTGTAACCACATTTGATCCAATCAACAATGAGATCAAAGTCTACTGTGATGCAAACCTATTAGCTACATCAAGTTATGAGCAAACTTTTGGTGTTGATCCAAGGATCGCCAACTTAGGAATTCCTTCGTTTAAGCAACCAAACTCCTTTGAGTATAACGAAACTACAATGGCAAATACAGGATCAGATGACCTTATGTCTGGTCCTAAGCTGGATTCCTATTTTACTCCATGGATTATTGGTGGTGGATACACAGATGGGATGGGGTTTATGGGTTCCCACGGAGGGGCAAGATCAGGATTAGAAGGATATGTGGGAAGCACTAAGTTCTATTCTAGACCACTAACTCAAAGCGAAATCGAAGAAAACTTTGAAGTAAATAGGAGTTTGTTCAAGAACGTTAATGTCCCTTCATCTACTCCTGAATTAATTTCAACTGAAGTTTATAGTCCTGGGGTCTCCACCTTAAGTTCCACTAAGTATTCTGTTGAAGTTTACAATGGATCTTCCTGGGATAATGCTTATGTATTCTCAGCATCTAGACAGGCCATTGCTGTAAATGGTGGTCCTAGTTCTAATGCTAATCAATTCTGGACTTCTGGTAGTTACCCAACTGTCCATTATTTAACCTTCGGGACTCCTAAGTCTACGTTGGTCAGGATTAGCAAAATTGGATCATCTATAACTAATCCTATCATTCGGCCAGCAAGTAGAAATCTATCTTATCTGCTTTCCAGTGGGAAATTGATTCTTGAAATGGATCAACTTGATAAACTTTGGATTACTCCTGATTCCACAGACTTATCTAACCCATTGTTTATCTCCTGTGATCCTCCAAAGCCTGATATTCCAGATAACTGCCTATATTATGGGCCTGGAATTCATACGGTAGGGTCTGGAGTATCAAGTATTGCAGAAGGAACAACAGTTTATCTAGACGGGGGTGCTTATGTTAAAGCAACATTCTTACTTAATGGGAAGGATGATATATCATTCATTGGACCTGGGATTATTGCTCCACCTGATGGGGTCACTAGGGAAGCTCTAGTAGCTCAATTCCCTGGTGTGGGATTTAGCTCTGTATCAGGAGTTTTTGACGCTGGGTATGTAGCTATAAAAACGAACTATTTCTGGGACGACTATGTAAACACTGGTAAATCCTCGGCAAAGAATTTTATTATATCTGGCGTTACCTTTGTCAACTATGCCTTCTGGTCTGTTGTAGGAATTAATAAGATAGGGAATTGTAAATTCTATTCTCCTTGGGTATGGTCTACAGACGGCCCCTACATTATTCCAGATAGAGTAACTGGTCAATGCGAATTTAGGGATAGTATTGTATTTAATTCGGACGACTGCTTAGTAGGAGTTGGATACAGAGTTAGCTCAACTCCTGCAACGGCAACTTATGATAACCTCTTACTATATGCAATGGCTAATGGCCCAATTGCATTAGCCTACGGACCACGATATGATCCAAACAAGGATTATCCAGTAACAATCACAAATATTGATGCAGCAAACTACCAACTTAGTTCGGCGTCAATCATAAATTCCCAAGCATTGATTAAGATTTATGATGAAAGCGTTAGTAGTCTTTCTGCTACGATATCCGCCTCTCCTTATGATTGGGGCTTATTCAATGTAACACTATCCTCTATTAGATTTGAAGGATCCTCATGTATTCCATTTATAAAGATGGGTAACTTGGATGATCCATTTATGACGGGTAGTGGGATTTCTTTTGGAAATTATTCAGGGATAATCTTTAAGGACATTAGTGTTTCTGGGTATCCTGGGACATTGAGTAGCTTGATTCAAGGATTAAATGCTTCAAACACAGTTAAGCATGTGCAATTTACCGATGTCGTAATAAATGGAGCCAGTATCACTGAGGATAACTACAGAACTTACTTTACCTTTGATGCTACTACAGATCCAACGTTAGTAGATTCAGATATAACATTTAATACAACCTAATGGCATTACCAACATCAACAACAATCTATGGGAAATCCCCTTCCCAACAATCAAAAGTTCTTTCAACTTCAAAGGTTGATAAAATTACTGGATTTAAGTATCCAATGGAGGATAACCCAAGATCTGGCTATTTTGGTAAGTCAGTTGGAAGGGAACTACGCCAGAATAATCTAAAGACCTTACTCAGAACTTCTAGAGGGGAGAGGTTTATGCTTCCAGAGTATGGGTGCAATCTTAAGAAGTTTTTGATGGAACAACTAAATGATGTAACCTTCTCATTGATTAAGCAAGAGGTATTGGAATCTATCAGTAGATACCTTAAAAGCATTGATGTGCATAGGATTCAGGTATTCCAAAGTGAGTCCTTCCCGAAAACAATTAATGTTAGATTGTATTGCTCATTCAGGGATGATAAAGATATAGTATTTGACGTAGGAATTAAGATCTAATGCAATTCTCAGGAACAGTAACTTCAGACTTTCTAAAGTATGTAACATCGGATATCACGGACAAAGACCGACTTATTGATTACTCTGCTGGTGATTGGACTACTTTTAGGGATTCTCTTTTAGCTTATGCAAAAGCTGTATACCCATTAGATTTCAACAACTTTACGGAATCTGATTTTGGTATAATGCTTATTGAACTAATGGCAACGGTCGGTCATATACAGTCAATTAAGTCCGATTATCTAGCTAATGAAAATTTCCTAAAGACAGCTAGAAGTAGATCAAGTGTTAAAAAGTTACTAGAGCTGATTGGAGTAAGGATGAAGGGTCCAATTGCAGCCGCAGCAAACGCTAAAATTACTGTTAATAGTGTATCCCCAAGTGGATCAACCCTTACTGTTCAGGGAAGTAATAGAGTTGTAACAATAACCTCTCCGCTAGATGGTGAATCAGTATCGTATACATTATACAAAGTAAACTCTGACGGATCAATAGATCTTACTTCGAATACCGTGGACCTCATCTTTAACGCATCTTATTCTAATGCTAATACTGTGGTTCAAACTGATGCAATATTACTTGAAGGTGCGTTGGTTGTAGAGGAGGGAACTTTTACTTCTCCCGAATCAATCAAAACGATCTCATTATCTCAAAGACCGTATATCGAAAAGAGTGCTCAAGTCTTTATTGAAGGTAATCCAACTACGCAGGGAATCTATACAGAGGAAGAGAATGTTTATTTCGCTTCTGGCCTAGACGACAAGGTATTCCAGATTGCAACCGATGACACATTTGCTGCGAAGGTAATCTTTGGAGATGCATCATTTGGAAAGTCTCCATCGGTAGGTGACAGATATACAATTACTTATCGTATTGGTGGAGGTGAGCGCGGAAATATGCAGAAGGAAGCTTTGAATGCTCCTTTAACAGTTTCGATTGGCGGAAATGACTATACAGCCACATTAGAAAATTCAAGTGAGTCAACTGGAGGAGCAGAGGCAGAAACAATCGTTCATGCTAAGAGATACGCTCCATATACTTTCCGAAGACAGGATAGGCTTGTAACTTTAGCAGACTATAAGAGCTTCGCTAATAGCTTCATTTCTGCTTATGGGTCAACAGGAAAAGCTAACGCTGTGGTAAGAAGAGCTTATAGTTCAGCGAATATAATCGACCTGTTCGTTCTGGAGAGGGCAACCACAAACCAACTCAAGAAAGCAACCCCAGAATATAAGAGACAACTTCTATTGGCAATGTCTGAAAAGAAAATGCTAACAGATGAGCCTGTAGTAGTGGATGGTCTAATCAGAACTTTAGACTTATTTGTTACATTGAAGTGTGATAAGAGATATCAGAAGAAGAGCGAAGAGATAATTGCAAAAGCTCGGGCTAGAATCTTGGATTACTTTAATATTGACAATGGGGATTTCGGCCTATCATTTAATCCACAAGATTTAGTGAGAGACTTAACTAATTTAATTGAAGTTAGGTATTCCACTGTTGATAACGTTGAAAGCCCAATTCATGTTGAATTCAATGAAATAATTCAACTCAACAACTTAACAATTAATGTCTCATATATCTAATGGCTAATTACCTTAACAATCAAGAATTCTTTAAGCCTAATTATTACGAGGCATTCAAGTATCTTATTCCTAATTTCTATCTTCAGGATGATCTAACCACTTTTGGTGATGAGGTGGACTTAGAGGATCAGATTGTAAATGGGCATATTCAATTTGCTGTATCTGCATCAAACCTCTTAAATATAAGTGCAATACCAAATACCATATGGAGTTCTATTAACACAGTAGAAGGAATTGCACCATTCTTTGTTAAGCAGAATAACCTTACTCACGTAACCCCGGAATATTTCAATAGGAACATTCTCAAGCCACTTGGACAGTCTTTAAATAACTTTGCCACAAGTTCTGATTTCGCTTCTTACGTATCAGGAACATTACTACCTGGGATAGCTCTGAACGCACCAACACTGTTTACGCATTCGTATCTAATCGAGAAGCTATCCTGGGTTTATTTCTTTAATACAAGTGCGATGATATACTCGCCTTCATCACTTGTAACAAATTTACTAATTGATAATATCTACCAAGGAAAGGATATTCAGTTGGTAGATTGTATGAAAGTCTTATCTGAATATCTATGGCGTAATAATCTAACTCAATATTACCCAATAGAATTTGCTAGTTCAACAGGAACTTACACAAGTGGAACTCAAGGATTAGACAATCTAAAGACTTGGATGGACATCTTGTATTCCCCTTTATACGCAGATAGAGATAACTTGCGTATAAAGGGGCGTTTTGATGACTTTATTAGTGCAGATCTGCTTACTAGAAATAAGACTTCGGCTGGCCCATTCCAGAAGTTCTTGAAGCTAATATCCTTCGTTGCGTTTGATTCTGATAACGACGTAGAGACTATTAAGTCACTTTATAGTATTAATGATTGTCCTGATGAATATCTACCACTATTGGCAGAACTAATAGGATGGAGACTGTTTGGCACCAATCCTGATAGGTGGAGATTACAGCTAAGAAATGCTGTAGATATCTATAAAAGAATAGGGACCAAAAAGTCCATTCAGTATGCTCTAAATACAATCTTTCCTAAGGGTATCTTCAATATAGAATCTCGTATTACAGAACTTTGGGAATCGTATATACCGTTCTTGCTGATGTATGCATTAGCAACAGAATCAGACTACTTTAAAAACTTTTCAACTTGGACAAGACCTTTAGCTAATAGTATGCATGTCGCTGGATACTCTACGTCCAGCATGGAAGACAATATTAAGTTAGCAGTAGATAGGATTATTCTAGAGACATACACAAAGTTTCCAGAAAGGTTCAGGATTCCTGGTAAGGATAACAAGTTTAATTATCGTGGAAGATCTTATGAGATTCCTCCATTTGAAGAATACCCATATTATGTTAACGTCGAGTTAACCCCTGATATGGTAGATTTCCTGGCGGATAGGTTGTCTTGTTTTGGAGTAAACAGGACATTTGCCTTACAATTCAGGGATTATATTCTGGACAATACGATCAATACAGATGAGGATATTAGGTCTACAAGTTGGCTGTTCTTTACTACAGAATACCAAGAGCCACCCAATTTAGATACTTTAGTATTAGATGTTACAGATCAGAAGATTAATTACGCAAGCCTCTGGAATGGAAAGTCCTCTCACTTCAAATTAGTTTTCGATAGCAATGAATTCAATTTTGAATTAGATGACGACTTCTCAGTTTCTAGTGGTGACGCCGCTATTGTTGCTGCTCAAATTGTTGGGGAGTTTTCCCCTGCTCACGCAATACCTCTAATTAGTGTTCAAGTATCGACGGTTGATTACGCTTACTCAGAAGATTCCACTTACCCTATTGTGGACTCCGAGATTAAGGATAGTATGGGACTGGTCAGAAGTCTGGAAAATTATGGTCTCTCCGGGCTAAGTATGAATCTGTATACCCGTAATAATACATCTGGTAGAATTACGGAACGAGGATCATTTAGCTCTCTCCCGGCCTATGCATTTAATGGTAGAGGTGGAATAGGTTCGGTTCCTAGAAATACGTTTAGAAGAAGATCCTATGAGAACTTAATGCCACAGGATGGGTATTACGATCGAACAGGATTTAACATGCCTGTGTCTTGGTCTATGGCATCTTCTCTAAGTGGAATTCCATTAGGACTCATTCCAAGTTCAATGGCGTATGAGACCATTACAGATTACTTAAATCTCCCAGCAGTGTATTCTAAATGCTATACTTTAGATTCAACAGCAGTAATTTATGGATACAATGTAAGTAACACTCTAAATTGCAGAGGATACAACGGATCATCCACAGATAATTATTTTGTTGATCGTGGACAGTTACCTGATATCTATGCAACCATGCACTACATTGGGGAAGCAAGAAAGACAATTGAAGCTTCTGCTTATATCTCTAATACATTATTAGAGTCCACATATCTAAATCCTGCTCTTGGGTATGCAAATCAGGCGACTGAATCTAGTGGATGGTTCCCAAATTCAAAGAATGACTACTATAACTTTGCGTTTGGATATGATTTCCATCAGTATTACAAATATTACACAAATGACTTTGCTCGCCATAGATTATCAGAAGAGTTGTTCTATCTAGATGGACCCAATATTTGGGCTCATACTTTCGGATCAATATTACGTAACTCAGAGTTTAAGATATTAGGAGTAAATTCAAGTCTTGCTTCTACATCTTTGAGTGCTCCTATAGAAATTACTGCGTCTGATTATGATTACCAAGCCTCATCAATTGAGGGAACTACGGATGCAGTAGTTTCTTCTGTAGTAGATGGGGTAGACCTAATTCTACCATTTGGAGGATCAAGTAAAAATTCATTTAGTGTTATCAAACTACCATTGGATCAACTTAGAAAAGACGCTGATCCTTATATGTTTGAGAATTCTTTCATTCAATGCAAATCGTATTCTCCTTTACCAAGAATCCGATTCAATATAATCGACACTTCATATCCTGTTGAAGAGGGGCACCCTCTACAGACTAATTTCTTATTGCCAGAATCTAAGTATAAGTTTGATGTCAAAGCTTTAGCTACATCTTTGGATGGACTTCATTTAGGTAATGCTCAATTAGGAATTTGGATCCATACGAAAGCAGAAGGAGCCTGGATGTGGTCTTGGACTGATAATGGTTGGGTTTGCCATGATCCTGTAATTAGTTATCAGGACTTATTATCTCTTTCAAAGAAGGGAAGATTCACTATTAAGAATAGATTGAGCGGAGATAATACAAAGCACCTACAATGTATTGACATTGCTGGTGGGGCAACCATTTCACCATTGCTAACTTTCTCTAAGGACGACTTCGAAGAGTTTAGTGTAGAGTTCGATACTATGAATAACGTAACTCTACCTTCCCCAGACTATGCTAGGTCTTTAGGTCAGGTTCATAGAAAGACTCAAAATTACCTTATTGAAGTATTCCCATTACCTGATATTACGGATACCCTTATCTTATTTGATAAGGTAAATCTTGTGAATCAATCTCTTAATAGAATTTCCCAAATCTTGGTAAGTGGAACTCCTTACCATAAGCCATTAAGACAGGAATATTGCCCTGAGTATCGAGTGGAGTTGGATAGGGAACAAATAAGATCCATTTTTAAGTTCTGGAATGATATATCAGGAAAGAATGCGCAAACTGGGTATGCAAGTAGAGATTCCGCAGAAACAAGTTCTATAATGTATTCAAACGGTGGAAGTAGATTGGATTATAGAATTATGTCAACCTGGACAAACCCAAGTTACTATTTGGTAGGATTTACACAATTTAAGGAGCTGGTATCAGTTAACCTCTAATGATATTGAATTCTTTCGGTGAAATACTAGCTCAAGTAATGTCTACGAATCCTGCGCTGGGAAGCATTCCAACTGCTAGTGCAATATTGGATGTTTCCAACTATACTTTCCAGGCAATTACTTTAGGGAAAGATGCAGATGGGTTTAAGTATCATGCCCATATAATTAATTCCTCATCTGTAAGCTCGTATAATGATGGTTTCGTTAGGTTCGTAAGATACAACTCCTTACAACCTTCGTCTTATCATGTGTCTGCAACTTATGTTAATTTCTCTTCAACCTATAGCTCACTTCCCTGTTATCCATCTGTATATGATTCCAGGTTAGAGAGGAATTCAACTGAATCTAATTATTCAGCTTCCCCTAACTATGGACACTATGGGAATCCAGTTATAGATTCATCCTTAAGTTCTGCTTGGAATGTTATTGGGGGATATCCACCTTCTGGGAATACCGCTAAGTATGCCATGTATAATGTTACTGGTGGGTTGGTTATTTCTGGTAATCTAAGCGGGGTATTCAATACCTATGGGGTAGTAGATTCTAGTGGATTCATTAGAATTTCTGCAATGAATGGTTCCGCCGCTGCAACTGCACCATGGACAAGTGGAGCAAAGGTCGTCGCATACTCAACCATATCCTCAACCCCAATAGTTGATGTTTACGTCTGTGTCCAAATGGGGGATGCAGCAGCATTAGAGGCATTTGGGGGAATTAAGCATATAGGTCTTTATTGCTTCGATGTTCCTGCAATGTTAAGAGCAGGATTAAGACCTCCTTTCACTTGGTCTGCTGTAAATAATCCTAGTATTTACAAGTTGGTAGGAAAAGTAACATTCTTGGATGATCTTCTTGTGCATGATGATGCTTTGGGATTCTCAGGATATCAGTATTCGTTAGTGAGTGGAACTACTACTAATGCAGCAAATAAAGGACCAAACTACAACTTAAAATTGAATTTCTAATATGGATATCAAAAGCAACTTAAATATCACTGGTCATTTAACTATCCATGAAGTTAGAGGTGGAAATGAGACCCTAATATTCGATGATCGTAACATGATCGTATCAGGCATGGGAGTAGGATTAGCTTACTTTTTCTCCAAGTTAGGCTCTCAATCAATTGTAGACTTTCAAATTGATAGATTTCAATTAGGAGTAAGTGGAAATGCTGGAGCCCAAGTAAGTTCAACCTATCAACTATCAGGGGCGCTATCCAGTGTCGCTGAGTATACTACTAATGGTGATAGTAACTTATATGCGTTTAGTGCAACTCAACTAAAGAATGGAGTTCATACAACATCACCAACACCAATTTTTGCTGCAATTCCTTTTAGTAAGGTAACCAAGATTGATGATCGTAGTGTAAGATACACGATATTCATTGATGAGGATTCATGCAATAATCTTTCTCGTAATGGTGCTGACGCTTATTTAAATGAGATTGGGTTGTTTATGAAGAATCCCACAGGGCGTGCAACAGATTCTTCAATTCTAGTTGCTTATAAGAACTTTACTAATTTCAGAAAAACCTCGGATCTCGGATACATCTTCCGGTGGACTATTTCTTTTAGCTAATAATTATGTTTTCATTAACCGACATTTACACTTCTAGAGGATCTAACGCTTTATATGGCTGTTGGACTGCAAATGTATCTAAATTCGATACGAGTTCTTTCTATAACTGGGAGCAGGATAATCTTCCCCTTTTAGACTTAGAGGAAAGAACTCATCTTCTTTGGGAAAGGCTTGGAAACCCAACATCTGCGGTTGCTGGATTTGAAATGGTTGTGTCAGGGGATGCTACCTCGTCCTGCAACAGTAAGATATTCACTTCTCTTAGTGCTTGCTTAGAGAGAATCCCAGAAGTTATTAATGCTCCTTATTTTATTGAAGTAGCAAGTTTTGGTAACTTAGGAAGTTTAGTTCTTTCAAACAAAACTTTCGGGCCAAGAGGGTCAATTGAAATTATCAATAGGAATTTTGCTAAAGCTAATACGTATTCCGTAGGAGCTTATGGTAAGTATACTGACCTTTATCCAACTACACTAACTCCCTATGCTTCGTATGGACTAGCATCTGCGGTTGGGGTAGCATCAGGATTAGAAGCTTTCTATGGAGCAATTCTATATCCTTCAACCTACCCCACTTTCCATAAGGACTTCTCACAGGCAAGTTCTCTGGTTTTAAGCTCTTTAGTGTTTAGCTCAACAGGTGGAACAATGGATGCTCGTCTAGCAAATAATCTAACAGTATTTGCTAAGAAAGGAAATGAGTATGAATACCAGAGATTAAGTGCAGGATTGGCAGCAGCAAATACAGCAACTCCTTGGACTGGAACAAACGCTGATGGTAGGGTAGCTTTTAACGTTTACGAGATGGCTGCCAATGCCAATGAAAAATTATCTACATTTGATGCATCCTGTGTAAATGAACAAACCAATACGGAAATCGTATGGGCAGACGCAGGGCAAGATGGAACTCTTAACGTTGGTAATGCCATTGGATATGGAAATAGATTAACATCCATCCAAATTATTGACTGCGACGGACCAATCTATATCCGTAACTTCACCGTGGATGGGGAAGGTTACGGGGGAAGAGAGTACGGTATTCAGATAAAGAATGCCAATGATGTTCTACTAGAGAATTGCACAGTAGCGAGATGCACTAAGGCTGGATTGCTAGTAGAAGATTCAAGTGTAGCAATCACTAGAGGATTCGTTGCTTATAGAAATTACGGGTATGCGTCATCTGGGTCAAGAAATGGAGTAACTTGGAATGAAAAGATTCGTGGAGGACTTGATACAACTCCTATTGGAGAAGGAGCAGGAATTCTTGCTATCAATAGCAATATTAATCTTAGTTCTACTTTCGATCGTGATGCTCTAATTACATCCTCAATACTAAGTTCAATCAGCGTGGCATTGATTGCCTCTCCATCATTTGCGGGACAAGATTGGCTGTTTTCTCTTTCTAGAAACAATGTTGGACTTTATGCAGTTAATTCCAGAATTGTAGGTGGTCAAAAGGAAAAAACCTCATTTGCTACCGATAGGAGATCTGCTGCTTACAACTTATTCACTGAACTTAATACAGAAGCAGGAATCAAATTAGAGAATTCTCATTTAGAGTTTGATGGGAGAATTATAACTCTTGGAAATTACAAGGGAATTGATGCTAACAACTCAACGTTATACACCGACCAACTAATTTCCAGGTATAACCAGAAAGAAGCTACAAAGTTATCTAATTCAACGTTTAAGTATAACAAAACACTGACACTACCAGATAACTCATTTACAGGAGATTCGACATACACTGTTCATACAAATTCTTACATTGCAAACGGAACTCATATTAAACTGGATAATTCCGTATATGAGCCTTTCTATACCTCCGCAATGCCATCAATTTATGACCGATTCATAACTTCTGGAGCATTTGGGGTTACTCAAGACCTAGCTGGAAATTACTCACAAAAGCCAGGTATCATTGTGGACAACTCTTCAAAGATAAGAATCATTCACCCTGGAATTGCAACTGGTGATGGAGTTGAAACTCTAAAGGCAGTTAATGGAATTGGAATTTCAGTAACTAATAACTCCGAAGCAATTTTGGAAGGAAGTTCAAGATTTGCCACAAAGGTAATTGGACCAACAACTTACAACTTACAAAAGAGAAAGTCTGGTGTCTTCGCAGGGAACAATTCTGAGGTTAAGATTCATGGTCCCACAGTAATTGCTAGATTTGCTGTAGATGCTCACGCAGATAGTTCTTCAAAGTTAACTTTCGAGCCGCACTCAAACGGTAATGGAAGAATTGATGCAAGTGGATATTCACTAGTAACACCAGCAAACCATACAATGGTAGAATTGCATTCTACTAGAGCTTGCTTGGTCGCTACAAATAATTCTGAGATCACTATGAAGGATCTTGGAGATTATAGAAATAACTGGGCGAGAGGTTCTTATGGAACAGCAGCTCTAACTAGTGGTCTAGACTATACAACAAATGGGTCAGAAGGCAATACTCAACTATACACTAGTGCTGGATTTATGCAATTTTTCCCAAATCCAAATGATGCAGCAGTATTGAACGCTGGCTATGGAGTCGTAAATCCAACAATTAGTTTGTATTCTGTTAATACATTTACAAACAATGGAAATTGGTATTACTTCTTTGGATCAGGGGTTGGGGATGTCTCAAAGCAAGCAGACTTCTCAGGAATTACGAATGGCGGAATGTGTGTAAGAGCTTTGGGCGGGTCCAAAGTTAATGTCTTAAATACTCACTTCCCTGCCGGATATTGGAGTCCATCCTCGGTAATTTATGAGGCTTCTGGCGTCGGAGCCGCTGCCTTATGCTCAAAGTTATTCATTTGGAATATTGCGGATAACTCATTACTTGATGCAAAGTATATTTCTGTAAGTGGATTGCACCCTGCCGATGCCGCATATTTTGGGCCTTCTGGAGTTTGGAACTCAACAAGTTCTGCGCCAACTGGAACTCCTGATACCGGCTCTGTAGCATTGCTAGACTACTACGGAAAGTCCACGGGGCACACATATGCGCGCTCTACGGCTGCGAATCAGGGACCATTCCGACTCTATTGGAGCATTGACCCGGCCACAAATTGGTTGGTTACTACGTCAGCAACCCTAGATGGGTATGCGCCTCAGGTTTTTGCACAAGGCTATAATTTCTCAGGAAATCTATCGGCCCCTGGAACCGTAAGTGCATTCTATACTTCGTTATTACAATCTAATGGGACTTCCTTGGTCGCATCAGGATTCTACTATGCATCTGCTATGGTGGTTAGCCCAAGAACTGTAAAAGCTGTATTGGATGACTCTGCTGCAAATACCTGGGCTAATGCAAAGCACAATTCAGTAGGAAAGTCTGGTCTAGCTAAGGTAGTTTCTATATATTTCCCATACACTGATGTTTATGGTGGTGATTCCGCTACTAGCAACTATAAGAACTACGGTAAGGGAGTTAAGTCTGTAAATACCTTTGATATTGAAAGAGATAACTAATGTCTAATAAGAGAGTATTTTTTGATACAGTTTATCGGTTTACTGATCCAGTAAGGGTATTCAAGGCTAACGATCCTTATTTCTATCAGGTTGATAACATTCCAGTTAAGCAGCTTGAGGAAAACGTAAAGTTCCTAAAGGCTCAAATTGAAGGAATTTTAGGAGCTTCTGGCTCAGAGTTATTTGAAATTGATAGGGTTAACTTTACTGAATTAAAACCTTACATTGATGGGACAGATAACATAGTTAAGGTTAAGCCTGGAAGATACAGCGCGAGAATTAACGATGCGTATTCAATAACTCCATTACAGATACTAAGGCAAATCTCTGGATTCAACTTCTTTGACTCTAATTTTTGGGAGTCTAGGACTAACATTGATGCGGACTTGCTTTCAATTCTAACTAAGTTCCAAGATTCTGCTTTCCATTTGGGGATGGATGGATTGGCAGAAAGGGCATTTACTTACCCAGTAAAGTCCACTGATTTACCATCAAACATTATTACAAACTCATCTCCCACAGTAACCCAAATTTCCGGAAGACCAGATCAAACTCCAGCCTTCCCTGGTGTTACAGGTAAGCTATGGTTAGGGCAAACTTCTAATTCGACTAGGAATTTAAGCATTTTCAATATTGCAGAACCAAATATTGGATTTGCCCCTGCTGCTATTGCTGAATCTGAATTTATCAAGAGATGGAGAGGAATAGCAAGAACTTCGATTGTTAATGTAGAAGAAGAATTAACAATTGATATTCCTGCATTTGATCCGAATGATTTTTATTATTACGATGAAACTGGTGCTAAGGTATTACTTACTGCAAGCCATCGTATAGACTTAGTATTCATTTATTCTAAGCCAATAGACGTATCTTCCACTACATTATCAAGATTCTCTGCTGATACCCCAATCTCAATAACTAAGCCAACCTTAGGAATTGTAAAGGGTGCAGGAATCGGTGTCTCATTAAAGAGAAATGGGGCACCTCCACAGGATACAGTTTCTCTGGTGGATTCCAACGGTAATCCAATAATACTTCCAAATATTGGTGATGAAGATGGAAGTAACACTGGAATAGGGACAATTAGGGGATCATTTCCTTCACCTGACGACTTGATGAATATTGCCCCTCTTCTAAGCGAAAGCTTGGAATTGGATAATTATGCATTAATTGGGCAATCCATTCTTCCTGTTGCTTATGTGGTTGTAAGAGATACAGCATCAACAAATTCAAATGGAGTTCCTGTAATTGCAGTAGACGATCTAATTGATATTAGACCCTTCTTTAGAACTACAGAATTAGCCTACAATGAAAGAGCCGGTATTGCCGCTGCAACTCCCCAAATCTCCCTTGCAAATCCTGTAGCGTCAGAGGGTTATGTTGAATCTCAGATTAGATCAGTATACGATGATTACACTAGTAAGTTTACAATCACTAATAATGAAGTAACTAGGAAATCAAGGATCGTAGGAGCAGGATATATTCAGGGCGGGTATAACTTTGGTGTGGAAGGAGTTCTAGGCAAGTATATTGAAGCTAGATACAACCTCTCTGAAAAAGAAAGGCAAAAGCAAGAGATTATCTCAAGATTCGGACTACCTACAGGAATGACAATCCCAGACTATCCAGACTGGGACATTGCAGAATGGTGTGTCCGAAATAATATGACTGGTGCTGGAACTTATCCGGCAGACTACATAAACTTCCATTACCAATTTGGCGGAAATGGGTTAGAGTTTGGGGCCTATGCAGATGCAGCACTTACATCAAGACTTGATCGTTTAGCCTCTGACTCTTCAAATAGTTCAACTGAGAAGAAGACGTATATCTCATTCGTAAAAAAGAAGATTCTATTGGATAAGACTAGAGTTTCATGGTTACAAGACTACTTTGTTACTGTGCAATTATGGAACTGTGCTCCTTCAATCGCAAGAGCTAATGATGGTGGGTCGCAAAGCTTACAATCAATTGCAGGGGTTTGGGTAGATAAGAGAAGGGATGAGTTTACTATCTATGTTGCTTGGATTGCTGACGATCCATACAATAGAGCAGACTTCTTACCGTATACTTTAAGAGACAACCCAAGACACGCAAGTATCGCAGTTATCAATAACGATATCATGTCCTATGACTACTCCAATAAGCATGTCATTGGAGAGACAACAGTTGGAGTCGCTTATTACCCATCTGTAACCTTCCAAGTGCATTCAATTCCTGTAAATGCAAATGCATCGTTTAATGGGGATAGTCCAGTTCTTGTATTAGCATAATGGTAGGACAAAGGATCAAATTTAATTGTGGGGAATTTTATCCTGGGCAGGAGCCGTTACTAATTCCTGGTATTGCTCCACCAGTTCCACCAGTTATAATCCCAGAGCCAACTACCCAAAATATACCTCCATTTCCTCCTTATTCTCCTTCAACTCCAGAACCAAGGAGACCTAATTACAATATTCCTGGTGCTCCATCCTCCCAATCGCCATCCAGTCCTTCTACCCCAACAACAGGGAACAGAAAGATAGGAGTAGTTACTCTTACGTATCCAGGCTTTTCTGCAATTCCAGGAAGACCAAAAATCGTTCCAACAGGTCCAACTACGCCAAGAGGAGGAAGAATTCCAAGTGTTAGCTCTCCATATAATCCTAATCAAGATCCACAGGTATCGGAAGTAATTCCATTAGAATTTTGGTCTACTTCATCTTTATATCATCACGAATACAATTTCTTTAGACATGAATTGGCTACTCCCCTTGAACTTGTAACAAATGAACGATATAGAAACATCTTTACTAGTCCAATTGCTATAGAAGTTGCTTATTTTATAGAACGTCAAAATAATTCGTTACTTCCTTGGGACGAAAGAGTATTTCAGAGTTTAACTCTGGATAAGATTTCTATCAGTTTAGCCCCAAGATTTTCTAATGCGATAGATCGACTTCATTATCCCGGTGGACTTTTAATTCCAAGAAATAGTTTTCTGGAGATGGTTCGTAGGGTATTGCTCACTGGACAATTAGATGTCTTTGATCCTGAGCACTATATTCGACTTGCAGATAAGCAGTCCAGGGATAGGAAGATTACGTTTAATAGATCAACTCCTCAAGATTATTTGCATAGGGCAGCCTTAGGAATTTTAGCTACAGGAGCTATATCCTCTGATCCTAATAATTCTCAATCAATCCAACAGAATCAAATTAAACGTCAGAGAAGATTAAACGAAGAGATAAATGCAAGAATTAGTATTTGCACTGAGGATAATGGAAACCAAGAAACCTACTTAGAGAATGCAGGTTTATGCTTTACAAATAGTGGAGCTATTGATATTGGAGATGGGTATGGTTATTATTTTCAGATTGACTCAAGGGATAGTGGGTGTATTCCTCTAGAAACCACAAATGATAACAATCTTGCATACTACGTCCCACCTGATGTAAGATACACTGCGTTATCTCTAATGCAGGAAGATCCGAGTATCAATCTAACTGTTACCTCTACTTCTAGCCATGAGTTTAATCAAGTATTCTCAGAACCTTTAGTTCCGTTATATTTTGCGTTAGATTTGAATAGTGTCGCAGATTCTCAAACTAGTAATCAGTTTGTGAATAATACAAGTGCCACTTATACATTGTTAACAAATCAGTCTGAGATTGATAGACATGCAGCTAATAATGGATTTGCTATTACCAGGGTTAATCTAGATTACAGAGATTTTTTGTATCAATATGCAAGACAAACCTCCTCAATCAATTTAAACCAAAAAGATATTACCTTTAGAAACTTTGATTATACTCTGATTCAAAACAACAATATCATCACAAGGAATCTTCCTTTTGGATTGATTGTAGTTCCGACAAGTTCAACAGAGGATAATCCATTTGGCGGGGTATCTAGGATTACAAATTACTCAGATACGATACAAAGATCAATCTCTCTTATTCCATCTATTAACTATTCAGACTCAGATCAGAGAACTTCTGAACTAGAGGAATCTAATTTGTTCAATACGAGTGGGTCGTATAGATTAGGAGTATTTGAGAACAATGATACTCAAAGTATAACTTACTCATATGCTTCATCAAATTTTGCTGATATAACCACTTCTGCGTATTCTACTGGATTAGCCTACATGGTTACTGGGGTAATTGATGAGCTAGTTTCAAGGTATGGGGTTAGTTCTCTAACTTGGTGGGATGTTTTTAGGCGTCTCCCATCGAATGTATTTGGGCAAGTAATGTATGATATGAATGAAGAAGTATTCAATCAACTATCCTCAGGTGATAGAGGAACTACAATTTCCCATGTATTGAATACTCTTAATTTAGACAATATCCCATTACTTGAAGATGATGATTTAGTTGTGATAAGGGAGGGAGATAGATGAACGGATATCAATTAGTTAGACAAGGTGATATGACGAAAGGGCATCCAGGTGGTCCAGGCCCAACAACCTGTGCAAATCCAATGTCACAATATACTTATGTGAATAATCTAAAGGTTGTGACAGTTGGAGATTCTTATCTTCCAAATGGACATCATCAATCCCCTGTAGTTGTTCCTAATGATTCCACTGTATTTATTGAAGGAAAACAAGCCGCTAAAACAGGTGGATTATTGTCTTGTGGGGATCAAATTCTCCCAAATACATCAAATGTCTTCATTAACTAGACAGAATTTTATTTTTATCGAATTGTTACAACTTAGATAAATAGATACCATTATACGACGAGGTTTTCACTATGACACGAAAGTTTGATTTGGCTGACGAAGTTTATGCTGATATCCTTAATAGTCCAGTATGGGCTGCTCAGGGAATCAAGGTTAAGATTGAAGAAAAGAAAGAGGAACAAAAGGCCGATCAAAAGGCTGTCAATGAGTCAACGGAAGTTGAATCAGATGAAGAAGTTCACACTTGCCCTCTTTGTGAATCACAATTAGAGACTGCAATTTCTGATGAAAGAATTCAAGAGCACATTGATTACGTTCTAGATGTCGTCAATGAAACAATCGAAGCTCTAAATGAATCAGAGGAAGATGAAGTTGAAGGTGACGAACAGGAATCAGAAGAATCCGAAGAGGACTAAGCTAAATGGCAAGTCCCAAAACATCAGTTTTAAAGACAGCAGAGTCCATCTTTGAGCAAATGCTTAAAGGTGGTCAAATCTCTGTAGACCAAGGAATTAAGGATAGTGTTCCTTTCAATCCTCCTCAACAACAAAAAGCACCTGATGTTTCCAAGGTAAAGATAACAGATGATTTTCTACGGACTATTCTAGAGTCTACGGTGCATAAAGAAGTAGAAACTGTTGAAGAACCTAAAGAGGAAATTAATGAACAACAGATAATGGAAAAGAAGTTATCTGATCTTGTTCAAAAGTTAACTTCTCTTTTAGGAGAAGCAAAGTCAGTTATCAATGAGTTAACTACTTGTGGAATGATTGGAGTTGGAAAAGCAAAAGGATTCAAAAATGGACCTGTTAAGTCTACTAAAGGAAACAAGAGAAACATTCGGTAGAGGATCAGTTGCAGGAAGAGACAAAATGATGTCATCTAGCAAGAAAGATCATACTAAGGCGTCTAAGTCTAGAGTAAAGGTCTACAATTCTATTACTGATGCTCTTAGTAAAGGTTATGTTGGTCAGATTTTCTCAACTAAAAATGCTGATAGATTATACGTAATCACAAAGCAAAAGTGGGGAAAGGATGATGAACAAGTAGTAGATGGGAAATCAGCTAAAGGATTCACTCCTGGTAGTATTCCATCAACTTTCAAGGATGTAAAAAAGTATAGTGTCAGAACCATGGTAAGACACGGAAAGCATAATTCCCATAAAGAAACTGGGGATATGTATTGGAAAACTAAGAGAGGAAGATAATGCTACTCGTCGAATATCGCTATTTAGAGAGACCTAGAATCATAACCGAAGGCCAAGGAGCGTCTAAGAGATTAAAGCTTAGGGGCGTCTGTCAACGGATGGAAGAAGAGAATAACAATGGCAGAGTCTACCCTAAGACTGTATTAGAAGGCCAAGTTAAGAAACTACAGGAAAAGATTAGTGAAAGAGCTTTGGTTGGCGCATTAGATCACCCACCAAACGATCAAATTCATCTTTCACAAGCTTCACACCTAGTAACTAAACTTTGGTGTGAGGGTAATGATGTTTTAGGAGAGTTTGAAATTCTCTCAACTCCCAATGGAAAGATTGTTGAAGCTCTATTGAATGACAATGTTAAGATTGGAATCTCAAGCCGTGGCCTAGGTTCAGTGTCAGAATCTAAGGGCCGTAAGGTTGTAAATGAAGATTTCCAACTTCTTACTTTCGACTTAGTTTCCGATCCTTCAACAAAAGGTGCATACCCTTCAATCACAGAATCTACCAAGAATGACAGCAAGAAGATTCAATCAATTATTCAAAGGGTAAGATCAGAACAAATATTTGTTACTGAACTTGCAAATAGAATTAAGGAAAGAGTTGAATCTAAACTTGCTGAAATTACCGACATGCCTGATGATTACGGTAGAAGAAAGCCTATTCCAAGTAAGTACAAGGGAAGATTTGAAGACAGGACTCATTATGATTCCGAGGATCACGATGATCCTGTCACTTCTCAAATGAAACGTGGCGAAAGAAATAAGAAAGAAGCTGCTCTAACTAAATCAAAACTTAGTTCACCGGATGTCTCACCAGCAAGAAAAGCTAGAATTCTTAGGAAGGCTCGTAAGGATTATAAAGATCCAAGAAAGGATAAACCAGGAATGGAGAATTATAAGACTCGCGCCCAAAATGCAAGAGATCACGCAGAAAGACGCCAGCAACAAATTGAATCTGTTATTAGTAATACAATTACGGAAAGAATCAAGGCTAATAAGATTGCAACTCAGGCAGACCAGACGAAACATCTTAGGGCTGCTGGTTACTCAGATGACGACGCGAAGATGCACGCAAGAAATCCCTTATTTATTAGACACCCAGATACTCCTAAGTCAGTGCATCGGGAGAGAGTTATGGCCCATCACGCAAATAGGGGAAAGTCTCCTAAAGGTGCTCCAGATAAGACTTCTAAGTCTGGTAGTATAGCAAAGCATTCCGCAATACATAAGAGCTTAAAGGGAAAACAGTATGAATCAACAGATAAAACCTTGATTGCAATTAAAAAGGCACTCAAGAAACACTTCAAGCATGATGAGATTCGGGATGATAAAGAATCCAAGTCTTGCAAGAAATAAATAAAATCAGGATTTTTGTTCAAAATCTTGTAGATAACATCATAAAGGAAAAACATGGCTAAGAAAAACTTATCAACCTCGATTGCTGAATTGCTTCCTGAGAATCTTGGAGAGGATATCCTTAACAAGTTAGCAGAACTAGTCAGTGATTATACCGTTGAAAAGGTAAATGAGGAAGTTAAGGCTTATACTGAAGATCTTGCTCGTAAGACCAGATCATTCATTAGAGGCCAAATTGAAAAGCTAAAGGAACAGGCGGTAAAGGAGCTTGAGCTAGAAAATGAAACTTTTAGAAATGCTCAACTCTTTGAAACTGTTCGATCAATATTCGCAACTGAACTAACCGGAGAAGATGAACTCAATGGTCTTAATGTTCTAGGTGCTGTCAGTGAATCTCAGGAACAGAAAATTGATGTTCTTGTAAAGGAAATTGACAGATTACTACAAGAGAACATTAAGCTACGTAATTCTGCTAAGGTTATTACGGATAAGAATACAATGTTAGAATCTTCTGTAAAGAAGTTAACTGAATCGGTTAACAAGGTTACGGAAACAAAAGAAACTAAGAGAATGTCGGATAAGGCTGTCATTGTGTCAGAACAGACATTCGCTAAGACTGAAACGACTGAAAAGAAAGCCCCAAAGGTCAACCTCAACGAAAATGAATGGTTGGGTCCAGACGTAATGAAGGCAATGAAGGAATTAAATAAGAAAGGATAATCATGGTAACTCTAGAAAAAGATGACTTACTAAAGCGTTGGGGACCAATCCTTGAGGGGATTACGGATCAACACACCGCATTAACGACTGCCAAGCTATTAGACAATCAGGCTAAGGCTTTCATGGCAGAGAAGATGAACGAAGAAGCACTCGGAACAGGAACTACAACTGTCGGTCGCTTAGGAACATTCCAGAAGTGGGCGTTCCCAATGATTCGTAGAATCTTCCCAGAGCTAATCTTCAATAAGATTGGTGCAACTCAGGCAATGGATGGTCCAGTTAGCCAAGTGTTCTACATGGGTAACTCAAGAGTATATGGCTCTAACGTTCAAACCATGTATTCAATGTTCCAGATCACTCCTTTCAATAGAGTTGCTGGAAGAATTGGGTCAACATCAGGGGCCGGAACTGCTGGATGGACTACGATTGGCGGAACCTCCGCATTACAATATGGTAACAATTATGGTAACGTAAACGGAGCAGGGTTTGACCTTTCCAACGTATTGCAACCCACTAAGGGCTCAGTCTCAACTACGATTGGTGGTGGGATTGCTGGCTGGCCTGTAACTGGATCATTTGGAACTGGGAATACAATTCTCGGATGGTCAGTATCAGCAGGAGAACAACTAAGAACTTCTGGAATTCCAGAAGTTACGTTGCACATTCAGAAGCAGACAGTCCAAGCTCGCACTCGTAAGATGAGAGCACTTTGGACGTTAGAAGCTGCACAAGACCTCAAGGCATATCATAACCTTGATATGGAAAACGAACTCACTGAACTCTTAACAAAGGAAATTCAGCTTGAAATCGACCGTGAATTGATTGAAGATATCCGTATGATTGCATACGGATTAAACACCCTAGGAACTACTTCTTATGGTGGATGGTATCTAAGGTCACTATTCAATGGTAACGCAGATAACTTCCCTGAAATTGGTGGTATCGGCCCAGACGGTAATACGTTTAGTCCAGCATCATTTACATACGAAAATCCAACGACTCCAGCAGCAGAAACGGAGCCAAACACATCAGGATCAAACGTTTATGTAATGGACCTCGCACAGTTCTATACAACTGGGGCAGCATACGCACCACAACACTTAGGGCACGTTTACAGCAACGTTCTAGCTCTAATCAACTTTGCTTCAAACGATATCTATCGCACGACATTCCGTGGTCCTGGTTCAGTGCTAATCACTTCACCAATTATGGCATCAATGCTAGAATCTGCTGCAAAGCTAGAAGGCGGATTAGCCCTTACTGATAAGCCAACGAATACCGCTGACAGTAACTCTGTCAAGTATGTTGGTAAGTTCGCAGGAAAGTATGATCTAATCATTGACCCAATGTTCCCAGAGGACGAAATCATTGTTGGTTACAAGGGCTCAAGCAATATGGATGCAGGACTTGTATACTGCCCATACATCCCATTGATGCCACTGCAAACCATCACTGACCCAGAAACGTTCCAACCACGTAAGGGTGTGTTGACTCGTTATGGTAAGCTTGCAATTCAGCCAGCTTCGAGATTCTTCCGCGTCATTAGAATCGTAGGAACGGGCGCAGATTGGCTCTCAAGAGGAATCGTAAGACAGACTGCATATCAGGGTATAACGCAATCATCCTTAGCATACTAATCCTTATCTGTCGGATAAGAATTAACATAAAGCCCGGTCAATACCGGGCTTTATTCATTTCTATACAGTAAATACTTAAGAAGCATTATGATAGGAATTCCAACAATCACTCAATATGGTTCCTCTTATGGTAAGTTTGGTGGAAGTCGATTAAAAGACTACAAACCGCCCGAACCCATATCACAGGATATGAATAACCAGGAGGAAACTTCTGTTGTTGAATTCAAAGCATTTCAACAAACAATCAAGGATTTTATTCTTGCTAGATTAGGGCATCCTACTATAAGAGTAGAACTTACTGACTTCCAACTTCAATCCTGTATAGAAGAAGCAATCTCAAAGTTGGACTATCATGCTCCTGAATGGATGACACAATATGCAACATTTGATACGTCTGCGGGAGTTAATGTATACGAACTTCCTCCGTCTGTGGCTAACAATCTATCGGAAGTTTGGTATCATAAACAACTCTTTAATCTTGCCGTAACTCCTGGATCTCTAGAATACGACTTTGCGATTATGTTCTTTACCAATACTGGCTTATTCAATAACATGAATATGGGTCAGTATATGTTAATGCAACAATATCTCAAACAAGTAAGAAAGATTCTAGGGCAAGGTGGAACTTGGACTTTGGTTGGCGGTAAGTATCTTCATTTATTCCCAGTCCCTTCTTACGATGAAGCTGTAATCTTAGAATACAGAGGAATCAATGCCGATACAATTCTTCCTGCTTATAAGAATTGGATTCAACGATATGCTCTTTGTGTTGCAAAGGAAATCTTAGGTAGAGTTAGATCAAAATATGAAACTCTCCCTGGACCTTCTGGTGGATCTAGACTTGATGGGCAAGCATTACTATTAGAAGCCAAAGAAGAAAAGGAAAAGCTCCAAGAAGAACTTCTATATGAGATAGAAACTCCACCACTTTTTGATCTCGCTTAGTATGAAAAAATTCTCTGTAACAACCGCTCCGACTAATTACCCAGACCCAGATGGGGAATCTGTCTTATCTTTGTTTGATAAGAACAATCCTGATAAGAATATGTTCAATCTAATAGATGATGAGATTATTCGTCTATCGGGTTCAGAAATCCTTTTGTTCAAGAATGAATCTAAGGGAGATTACGATGAAGTGTATATGGAAACTAAAAAGAAAGTAGTTTCCAATACACCAATTAGACTTTATGGGCATTACGACCCTAGAGTTATTGAGGAGAATCTTACTCAGTTTGGAGTAGAAGTTCAAAACGATCAGGTGTTCGTATTCAATAAGAGTTACTTAGAAAGAAAGGTTGGAAGAGTAATTAAGCCTGGAGACGTTCTACTTCCTACATTCCAAAACATGAAGTTTGAAGTGTATGAAGTCCAAGAGGATAGCTTTGAGAGCTATGGAATCTATCATATAATGGCCCATGCTAAACTTCTTCGTGATAATGAAGCTATTAGAAATGAATCTCTACCAGATGTAGTAGACCATGTTGGAGGAAGATACTAATGCTAGATCCAGAAGTTAGTAATAAATTGCTTCAAATGACAAATCAAAAGCACTATGCAATTACAAAGACTGCATACTATCAGATAATGAGGGAGCTTTTAAACATCTTTGGAAGTCTATATTACACTGATGCTAATGATGAATTGGTTAAAGTGAAGTGTGTAAATGGCAGACAAGAGAGAATGGTTGGAAGAGACAAAAAGGATACAACGTTAGTTTTGCCATTGATTAGCATAACAGAAGCAAACGCTGTTGTTGACACTCAAAGAAGTAGATATAATCCAGTTTTAATCAATGAGAAAATTTGGGATTCAAAGGAAAATAAGGCTAAGAGAATCCTATCCTTTTCTCCTAGACCTGTAGACTTAATGTATCGTATTAATATTTGGGCTAAGTATGCAGTTGATATGGACATGCTTAGATATGCAATCTTTAGTCTATTCAATCCAGAAATGGATATTAGAACAGACTTTAGTGATTATACAAAAGCATTCTTGGAATCAGAAGATGATGTTGGAGAACACGAAGCTTCTGATGGAACCGATAGAATCCTAAGAAAGTCCCTCACTATAAAAGTAGAAACTTACCTTCCTGCCCCTAAGTTCCTTTACACAGTGAATGGAGAATTAGAGGCATTTAACGTGGATGTTGAGGTATTTAATCAGTCACAAGACCTAGAAACAGATAATCCAATCGAAACAATTGAGTTAAGAGAGAATTTATAGTTAATTTGAACTCCTATTTAGGTAAATAACGATAGGAGTTTATTTTATGCGATTGGTTCAAAATACATCTTTACAGGGATTGAATATATTGTTCAACACCCCTCAGGGATTACTGGAGATCTACTTGAGACCTAAAACCTCGATTAGAATTCCAGACTCATACCAATCTAGGATTTTGGAGACCTTCATTAGACGTAGGTTAATAAGGGTCACAAAAATTGCACCCACAAAATAATGAAGTCTACTCTAAATAGTAATATAACAAGGGAAAATCATGGCATTACCGGCTAGTCCTTCAGTAGTTGTTTTAGAAAACAATCAATCAATTTTCGCACCTAATGTTGATTCGTCTATCGTAGGGATAGTTGGATTTGCCGATAAAGGCCCAATTAACGAAGCAACTCTAGTCACATCTCAGAATGATTTGCTCAACAAGTTTGGTAAGCCTAGTTCAAATATTCCGGGCCAAGGTCTTGAAGGAGCAATAGAGATTCTTGAGGCAACGAATCAGGTTTACTTTGTTAGAGCAGATAACGGAACTGCAACTGTCGCATCAGCAACGGTAACAGTGGGATTCTGTCCAGCGATTCAAATCCCTAATTCTACTCTAACTACAGCAAGCTCACTTTATGTTGCAGTATGGGATAACAATGGAACTTTAGATACAAGTTCCGTTATTAGCGTAGATTCAACTTATGCAACTACAAAGGCTGCTCTTCAAAGCTACTTTAGTAAGAGTTTGGTTAATGATGCAGCTATATTTGCCGATGTAGATTCCAGTGATAATCTTTACTTAGTTGGTAGATATGCTGGTTCAAGTGCAAAGTTACAGGTCTCTTCTGCTGGCTGGACAGTAACAGGATTACATGCTTCTGGTCCACTAGGAACTGGCGCAACAAATGTAACAGCCTCAGGTGGAACAGCAGTATCAACAGGGGCAAGCTCAGTCTATGCTCTCTTTGAGACGGTCTATAAGGGCTCAGGATACAACCTTTCAAGCCTCCGCGACGGATCGGTAGTCGGACTTTCAGTGGAAGTAGATTCCAAGTCCATGAGAGATAATGTTACGGTAAACTCAGATGGAGTCTTAGCAGAGCAATTCTTAGTTGAATTTGCACCTTCTTCAATTGCAAGTATCGAGCATGTATTAAATACTGACTCTACTGTAAACCAAAGCAACTTAGTAAATGTGCAATTACTAGCTTCGGGATCTGCATTCACAGCTAAAGATAATCCTGCTGATGCAATTTCAATATCAAGATCCTTTAGCTATGGAGGATCAACTTACTTCACTACTCCAAGATTCCTTAAGATGATTGAAGGAACTTATTCTGTTGCAGGAGGTAATTCAGGTTACTCAACTACAGAAGAAGGATCAAGTGCTGATAGAACAGGATTAATTGGAACCTCAACCTTAAAAACAGGATTGTATGCATTAGATGATCCATCACTTAACATTTCTATTGCACTAGTTCCTGGGATTACCCATCAAGACGTTCAAAATGCTTTAGTAACTCTCGCAGAAACTACTAAGGAATTCTTAGCAGTTATGGCTCCTCCAATGGGTTTAGACACAACTCAGGAAGCTGTAAATTGGATCAATGGTAAGGAAACAAGAACTGCTGCATTGAACTCAAATTATGCGACAGTAGCTTGGCCTTGGGTTCAGGTCTACAATTACTTTGCAGGAGCCGATGAATGGTATGATCCTGCAATCTTCTTTGCTCGCCAATGTGTCTATACTGATGGAGTAAAAGATCCTTGGTATGCACCAGCAGGGTATAACAGAGGCAGACTAACCAAACCAGTTGATATTGAGGTTAGATTGAATGAAGGAGATAAGGGAGCACTTTATACTAATTCCATCAATCCAATCGTAAAGGAACCTCAATTTGGAATTACTATCATGGGGCAAAAAACCACAGATAGACTTCCTTCTGCCCTTCAATCAGTAAACGTTCGTAGACTATTGATCTATATTAGAAAAGTTCTTCTACAATTAGGAAAGCCATTCCAGTTTGAACCTAATGATGAGTTTACTTGGGAATTAGTTGAGGATGCAATCAGACCATTCCTTGATGATCTAATTGCTCGTCAAGCAATTTCAGAAGGCGCAGTAAAGTGTGACTCTACTACAAATACGCCACTACGTAGAGATAGAAAGGAAATGTGGTGTTCAGTTTCGATCAAGCCAGTTCTAGCAGCAGAATGGGTTGTATTCGAAGTAAATGTTACAAATCAGTCTGCAACAATTAACGGATAATCACAATGCCACAAAGCTTATACAAGAACAATTTTAGAGCTAACTTCAAGCCAGGGGAAACTCTTCCTAAGATTTCCACTCAGTTAGACTCAGTTAGAACTTATCAATTTGAAATGAGATTCTATGGACTCCCTGCTGCTTTAGCGGGTAGTCAACAGGATTTAACTCTTGCAGCAAAGAGAGTTGGACCTGTTGGAATGTCTGTAGAGGATATTGCAGTTCAAAGAGTAAATGATAAGATATTCTATCCTGGTATTGCTTCGCCAGAGGAACTCCAGGTTACTTTTGATAATCTCTATCTAAAGAATACTTCTCCTGCACTATGGGAATGGTTTAAGACAATCTATGACCCTGTTACTGGTGATATGACGAAACTTGCAGCACCCGGAGGTGCAGGAAATCGTTCATTCAAGGCAGCTAAGGCTACAATCATGGAATTAGACAATACTAAGAATCCCCATGCTGCAATCGAGTTATATGGAGTTTATCCAAAAGCAGTAAGATTCTCCGAGAAGAACTATTCAACGAATGAGTTCTCAACTTTAGAAGTAACTTTCCGTTGGGACTTTATTGACTACTACAAGTATCAGCGGTAATATGGTGGGTCTTTAACAATAGTCTATCTCTTAATACATAGAGATAGACTACCTGTGTATTATTAGGGATATGGACTTTTTCGACCAACTTCTAAATAGCTACGATAAACTTAAGAAGCGTAAGCTTCGCCTTGTCGAATCTGGGGATAGAGCACAGGCGGAACTGTTAGCTAACCAAGCAGTAGCAAAGGTTAAACCAGAGAATCTAAACAACAACTTTATTACTTTATCTAAGGCAGATGGTCTTGTAAGAGCCGAAGCTGTATATCTTTACGCAAAATCAGGTAATATACATGATATTAAATATGGAACTTCGCTCCAAACTGGAGGAGGAGTTACTACAGTAAATCACGGACAGCCAGCAAAGACTAATGGCGTGCTCAACCCAACATTTGTTGGATTTTTCTCGGAGGATCAATCACAGGAACCCCAATCTACAGGACAGAAGGATCCTAAAACTGCTCCAGGAACTACATTCCAAAACTCTGACACATACTTGAATGCTGGTGGAGAGGACCTGAATCCAGTATTAGATGTATTCCAGCATCTAGCAACTAACTCAGAGAATATTTGGAAAAATCTCTCCAAGAAAAGTAAGAGAATGGGATGGGAAAAATCTAAGCCTAAGTTTGAGATGTTTTTGTTTGGAGGCTACAATGCGTCCCTAGAAAGATTGTTAATGAATGTAAAGTTTAGAGTTATTAAGGATACAAAGGGGGAACTTGTCACCCAAGACGTATCCCCAGAACCGAGAACAATTAAGGAAGTAGCATTAAATATAAAGTTTCTTTTTGACTGCTTAGTAAAGAACACCTTAAGTCCTGATGATGAGAAGAAATTAAAAAAGTTCATTAGACCTCACTCTAATGGGCAAGTTGCTATTTACACTGATCTAGAAGATTCCGGACTTGTTTTCCATGACGGAAAGAAACCAGATGAAGGATTTCTCACCGCAATTATTGACTCTATTGAAGATAAGTTTAAGGGTGGAAAGCCTCTATTCGATGTAGTTGATGTTAAAAAGAAATGTAATACAGGAATTGATAATGTTGCTAGAGGACTAGCATTTGAAAAGATTCTTGAGATTACATCTTTGAGACATCTAAAGATGAAACTAATATCTAAAAAACTAAAGATTCTGAGAAAGAAAAAGGGATTCGATGCTTTTGATGAGCATATTAAATCTGCTAGCGAGGAATTAAATGAGAAGCTTAGGAAAGTCGGAAAAAACTTAGAATCTTGGATTATCAAACATCAACAATCTGCTATTTCACCTGATACTTCCCAACTTATTGATGAGTTAAGTGAATTACTTGGTGAAGGTGAAGATGGAAAAAATCTAATCTATTCAATGTTCCAACATAGCAAAGAAGCTCTCTCAACTAGAAATGCAGACTTTATTATTGCCACTGGAACTGACACAGGTAATGGGAAGCGCGATGACGTTTCAGAAGTTTACTTTGATTTACCTTCATGCCAAGAAGCATTAACAAGGCAGGGATTCTCGCCGGAAGATATCAAAGCAATGATTAAGCCCGTAACAATAAAAGTTGCGGCACGAAGTAATGATGGCTTGCTAAAGTCTCTTACTTCTATTGGAATTGATAGTAATCAACCAGTATTCTTAGTTAAGACTAGTCTCAAGAATTATATGTATCTGGATGAGGCTGTAGCGGGGACTGCTTCTGTAGGAGCATTTGACGACCATCTAGCAGGATTCTTAGACGGATTAGCCGTTAACGATCCGCTATGCCAAGTTGTATCACAAACGATTGGATTAGATCCCGAATCTGTAACTCAAGTCCAAGAGTATCAATCTAAACTAATGAATGTTGGAGACACAATCAGAAAACTTTCAAACAATATGAAAACCATGATTAATGGTAAAGTAGTGAATGAAAGAGCTTTGGATAACTTTGTTCATACCTGTTATGATAAATTAGTTCGGGAATTTACTGACGTAGATCTTAGCTCAAAGGATAAGAAGTCTGCTAAACAAGATCTCTTTACTTTAACAAAGAAGTATCTGGAATCCCATAAGGATGAGGATAAAGTTGAGCTAGGCGAAAAGATAAAGCAATATACAGCTACGCTTCTAAAGAATCAACAAGTAGTTAAGGACGTTAAGAACGGTAATAAAGCAGCTAGAAATCATATGATGATGAAATTCATGTATGCTGGTGCTGCTGATGATGACGGAACAATGTGTGACTTTAGAGGATTGATTAGCAAAAAGAATTATATTTTCCGTCAGAACGAAGTAATGAGGGCTGCAATTGGTTCATTTGCAAAGAATGATGGTCAGTGGAATTTAGAAGCAGCAGGTAATAAATTCCAACTAGTTCATAGAGATGGTAAAATGAAAATTACCTTGAATGATGCTATTAGAAAGAGGGATTCTGGGGAAATCTCTACTACTTCAATAGTGCAATTTAATGAGCATCTAATGAAACATTATGATCGGAGAAAGGGTCTGGGTAAGATTAATAGCTCGACTGAACTGATTAATGCATTTATTTCTGCTCAACAAATCCTATTAGACAATCTTCTCTTAATTAAAGAAGAAACTGTCATCAAAGGTTAGGAATTCTTTTAGGTCCATTGCATAGTAACTTTCTAGAATAGTTCTATGCATTGAAATAAACCAATGGCTTTCCATACTAGGACAGTATTTATTCGTAAAAACTATTGGATCTTTTCTGTCTTGAGCGATAATCAATAAAAAAAATCTGTTAGCCTTATTCGAATCCCTGGCTGCCTGGGCTATCATTTCATTCAAAATTGAATTAGGATTAAATACTGATTCTAGTCCTTCTTTGTTATAACCCTTCTTACATTCAATTATGAATTTAAAGTTCTTAGGGGTTATTAGATCTCCGTAGACTTGGAGGTGCTCTGGTAGTTTATGAGTAGTAGCAAATGCTCCGCTCCCAGGACTCCTACAAAAGTCTGTAGTCTTGAATCTTTCATTCAACATTTCAGCAACTTTTCTCTCAAAAGTATTGCCCTTCGTTCTAGAGTTAATGCGTTTCTTTTCAGTCTTTTTCAATTTACTTAGATCAAAATTATCGTTCATCGGATTTGCTCCTTGGCTATGATAGGCCATGTCAGAAACAGTTAAACTCAAAACAAGTGAATGGAAAGTTCACAAAGAAGAAAGAAGTAGAGGACGAATGAAACTTACATTTAAGCTATCAAAGGATGAGGCAGAATCCTTTAAGAATTGGTCGGAAGTAGTTAAACCTGAGGGTATTGATGAGAATCAGTTTCTAAAGACGATTTTCTTCAATGGCATTGAAGCCCTTAACAAGCAACTTAGTGAAATAGCAGAAAAGGAAAAGGATAAGCTTATCGCCGCTCAAGCACTACAGGCACAGAAGGACGCAGCAAATGAAACTCAACCCCAATCATAATTTCAAGCCTATCTACGTAAGAGAAGTAGAGCAACTTGAATTCCTTCTAAGAGAAAACATAGAAGGAAGGGAAACTAGTTATTGGCTATTTGTAAACGGATGGGATAAGCCAAATGATTACTTCCTTAATAAGCTATCTGAAGCTGAAAAGTTCGATGGAACTAACACGGTTTACGTAATCGACATTTGGGATATTCCTAATGGTCTAAACGTAATCCGCTCTGTTATTCAGGAACTTAGAGAGACCATTTCAACCAATGCAATTAGAAGTTACACTAGGCTTCCAATGCTAGTGGTATTGCACAAGGCATTCCCTAGAATGGTTGATTATTCAGGGTCGATTGCAGCAGAGCTTGGACTATAAACACCATACTTAACCTCTTTATAGGACTCAATCTTCTCAAGATACTTTTTGTTCTTGGTGAAGATGAGTCTTAAGTTGTTTAATATGATGGTGCTAATATAATTGAAGGCTTTTCCGTTTTCCCTGTTGAAGTTTTTGAGAACCTTCAATATGAGTAAAAAGCATTCCTGGCGAGCTTCTTCATGGTCTACCTTAAATCGGAATCCTACCATGATCTTATCAATTAGAAGCCCAAATGCTGTAAACAATTCATCTTCAACCGACTTATCACCCCTGATGTAAAGTTGGATGATTTCTTCAAACCTATTATTATCAATGTAATTAGCCATTGATAGGATGATAGCCAATGGAATTCGATCATTTATTTAAGTCCGATAATCCTAAGTGTAATGGATGCTCACAGATAGGTAAGAATCATCCAGTTACCTGTGAATTGGATTATGAAGGGCAAGATCCGGTAGATGTCCTATTTGTCTCAGATTCATTAAAACAGCAGAATGGGATGTGGGTTCCATTTAGGACAGCGGAGTACAAGATCATTCAGAATCAATTAGCAAAATTGAACAGGAATGAGTATACGGTTGGATACACAGCATCAGTTAAATGCCCTAACATTACAGCAGATAAATTTCCTGCCAAAGATCGTAAAGTCTGTAGAGTGCATTTAGAGGATTCAATTGAGCACTATAAGCCTAAGTTAGTATTTGCTTGTGGTAAACTTGCAATTACTTGTATTTACGGGAAGAATATAGACGATAAAAAAGGCCGGGGAAGAATTGATGATCTTGAGATTAGAGGACATCAATTCAAGTGTATGCCAATCATCCATCCTTGGATGGTTGTATCTGAGCCAAAGAATTCCTATCTTTTCAACGTAGATGTAGAGAATGGAATTAATACAGTAATACTGAAACTTGAGAAGAAGCGTAAATTTGAGTATGAAGTAGTAGATTCAATAGCTCGCCTTAAGGAATTATCTCAGACCATACTCAATTCCAGAGCAGTATCTTTTGATGTTGAGACTACTGGATTAAACTTTCTAAAAGATAAGATCCAAACTATGGCTCTCTCCTTTATGGAAGGAGAAGTAATAAGGTCCATTGCAATTCCATTCCATCATAGAAATAATCCTGGGAATGAAGCGTTCAAGTCTTTTGTCATTAAATTCATAGGTGGCTTAATGTCGGATGATACCGTTATTAAAGTAATGCAGAATTGTAAATTTGATATGAAAATGCTTATGGCAGAAGGCATCAAAGACTTTAGATCAATCAGAGACACAAAGCTCCAACAACATTTAGTTCTTGAGGACATTCCAAAAGGTCTTAAGGATCTCGTCCTCTATTACTTCCCTGAGGAGTATCCAGGCTAATGTTAACTAAAGAAAACTCTAGAGTAGATTGGAATAATATAGACCTTGCAGAATGTCTTGAAGGCAATGCAATGGACGCTTATTTTACTCTCAAAATATTTAACCTCCTAGATGACAAGCTAAATGAATTGGGCCTGAATAAGCTATATAAACAGCTTATAGAGCCTATTACGACGATCTTCTTGGACATGGAATACAATGGCATCCTAATTGACAAAGACGAGCTAGAGAGGCTTAAAGGCGAAATGGAAGCTTTCCTTAAGTCTAGGATCGAAGAGATTAGTAAAGTCCCAGGATATCCCAAAGACGCTAATCTGGCGTCAAATGATGATCTAATCAAAATCTTGTATTCATTGAAGAAGAGTGAGGATGGTAAAGATTGGATATTAGATGAAACATCAGGAATGGGACTTTATCCAACTTCAAGAACAGATAAGGGTCAGCCTCAAACAAATGATGACACGCTAACGGATCTTAAGGCTTTAATTGACCAGGAAGTAGTTAAGAGAGGATTACAACTTGAAAAAGACAGTTAATAGAGAAGATAAAGAAATGGATCTTGAGATTTCAAGATCACTTATTTCAGAAATGCCAAATGAAAAGCTTCTATCTGCTCAAAAGTTCCTAGAAGAGTTAGCGGAGTTCAAGAGAGTAAAGAAGCTTTATGATACCTATATTGAAGGTGTTGAGACTTCCTTACAGAATACTGGAAATGGTAAAATGTATGTTACCTACAATATTGATGGTGCGGTAACAGGAAGATTGTCCAATTCAGGATACAACACTGAATTTGGTGGTGGAAAGGATTCTAAGATTGGAGTATCCTTTCATACTCTTCCGAGAGAACAAGAGGATTTCAATATCCGAAATTATGTAATTGCTCCTCCTGGATATAAGTTCATTACCGCTGACATGAAGGCAATGGAATTAAGAATCCTAGCTCATGTAGCAAATGAACGTAACATGATTAAGGCTTTCGAGTCTGGGGAGGACTTGCATACCTATTCTGCCGCAATGGTATTCAAGAAAGATCCTAAAGATATTACAAAGGAACAAAGACAGATCTCTAAGGAAGTCTCATTCTTAACTGTGTATGGTGGGCAGGCTTATACCCTTGCAAATAAGCGTAAGATAACTGAAAAGCAGGCCCAAAAGATTATTGACTCTTGGATGGCGACTTATCCGGGAGTTCCAATCTATATGCAAACTGTTCGTGAATATCTAGAACAGTTTCATTACATTAAGACTATCTTTGGGAGACGGAGAAACCTTCCAAATATGGCTTCTACCTTTAGAAACGTTCGTGAGAGGGCATTTAGACAAGGACTGAACTTCACAATTCAATCTCCAGCAAGTGATGTTCTCTTATGCTGTATGATTGGAATTAATCATAGGATCAAGTCTCAAGGATTAGATGCTAGGATTATAAGCACAGTGCATGATAGTTTGGAAGTTATTGCACATGATTCTATAGTTGGAAAGGTAGTTGAAATTATTACAGATGAAATGACCAACTACCACTATATGAGAAATAACTTAGGTATTAAATTAAGAGTCCCACTCCAAATTGATATTGAAGTGGGAACTAGCTTTGGTAATGGGCAGAAGTTTGTTATTTAGGCTTTCTCATTGTAGCTAATTTCTGAGCTAGCATTTTTCTACGGTCGCCTTGTGGATCTGTGGAAGCTTTCTCTGCTTTAGCAACCTTAGCTGCAAATGAAGCTTCTTTATCGGGCTTTCCGCCAATACCCATCTTATTGATTTGATCTGGCTTTAGTGGGGCAGAAGAATTTCCACCTTTTCCATAGGTTTGCTTTGCTGCTGCATCTGCTTTCGCCGCGGAAGTCTTTGGTTCTAGGATTGCTCTTCTAATGGCTCCTTTACCTTTTCCTGTAACTCCATGCTTTGATTTGATAGCATCAACTGTAGCTTTTGACTGTGTTCTAATTGCATCATTTGCAGCAGCAGATCTTTTTCTATTGACTGGAACGGTTGAATCTGCCTTAAAGCCTCTATTTGCTCTGTGAATAGCTGAGTATTGTTTCTTTGCATGAGATACATCGTCATCTGATCCCCCATCATCCTTTACCGCTGCTCCAATGTTATTTTGAGTTTGTTTAAAGGTATATGGAGCATCTCCTTTTCGTGTTTGTCCAAATCCTCTTGCTTCATCAATATCAGAAAGAATTCTACGGGCTACTGTTTCTACAATAGACAATTCAAATGATTCATTCTTCTTAAATTTACCTGAATTAAAATCTTTCTTCTGCTTCTCTGCTCTAACTTCCTTGGCTCTCTGCTTCTTTACCCTAGACTCCATTCCAGTCTTATCTGGTGACATCTTAAGTAAGTCAAATGCACCACTGAGTTTCTTCATGTCATATGCTTCGTTTTTCTTTTGGAAAGCTTTAGCAAACTTTCCTGGCTTATTTTTAGCCTTTATATCTTCTCTATCATTATTTCTGTGCCATCTTGATATTTGGCCTGGAGTCATAGTTGGATAAAGATCATGCCCTGTAGATTGTTTTCCTTCAATTTTATGAAAATGGCCTTCTTCTGCTTCCCAATCATCTTTTGCCTTTTTATTAGCCTTAACTCTTTCTGATAAAGTTGAAATAACTAATCTAGTTAACGTATCATCGAATGCTTCGCCCATTTGCTTTTCCTTTTTAATTCCTCTCTTAGCCTTATGTGCTTGTTGACGCTCAAATCCTGGTTGTCCTTGTTTTGCTGGTCCAACTGGCTTATCGTCTGGCCTTACTCCGAAAAGTTTCAGGTTCTTAAGTTTTTTGTTTCCGCGAATACGTTCGGCTAATGAAGTCATTTTGGCTATAATCCTCTTAACCTATTTAGACAAAATATGCTAGAATTAAACACTAAAATTGACTACCTGCAAGATAATAAGAGCTTTGTTCAACTTGTAGATAAGATGGAGATTGACGCGGCTCTAAAAGTAGTTAACGCCGCACGACAGTCTTACGGAGCAAAATCAGAAGAATTTCTAGAAAAAGATAAAAAGCTAACCGGATTCTTATGGAACGAAGAGCACACCAGCCCATTTAGACACACATACTTCACTTTAAACATAAGAGCACCTCTATTCCTGTTTAATCAGTTAAAGAAGTATCAGGTAGGATCGGTATTCAGATCCTTTGAGATTGATGGAGAGAACGTTAGATTAGACTTAGTGGATCATTTTTATGACACTGATAAGGGATGTTCATGGAATGAACTAAGTGGAAGATATAAGCAAACTTCTACTGAATTCTATATTCCTAAGGAATTAAGATCTAATCCCCCACATGGAAACAAGCAGGCATCAAGTGAGTATCTAAATCCATTATCTGAGTGGACTGCTGACTTTATGTATCCTGAGGAGATTCTATTTGAATTTGAATCCCATTGTAGAGAAAGTCTATTTCTTTACAACCAAATGATTAAGAATGGTGTAGCGAAAGAAATAGCACGAATGATAATGCCTCAAAATATATACACTGAGGCATCCTGGACCGTGAGCCTCCAGGCTATGATACACTTCCTCCATCAGCGATTAAAGCCAGATGCTCAATGGGAGATACGGCAACTTGCGGAAGGAGTTTACTCAATTTTTAAACCTATCCTAGACAAACTAGGACTTTCAAAAGAGGATTTATGAGCGATTACAAAGTCGAAATGTATCATTGGGATAAGAAGGAATACCTAACTGTTGCTAAGTGCAAGGTTAAGCATTTCCGTCAATATGAGGGGCGTAACCCTTCTACCTGTGGCGGGCATACTGCATTGTTTGACCTAACTCTAGGGCATATTCATTCTTCTAAGTGCCGTAGTGATGAGCCCTTTAGCCGTAGAAAGGGGGTTCTAACCTGTATTCAGAAGATGTTTGAAGCCAACTTTAAGGAATACACCCCTCTAATTGTTGACTATCAATTTATCCCAAATGGTTGCAAGGTCTGGATTACTAGAAAGACTAAGGAAGAATATGAGGCCGTAGCTGGAAAGCCCTACAAGCCTTACTTCTGGCTATGAACAAAACCCTAGTAATAGGGGATTGTCATTTTGACAACAAGTATCCAACGTATCTACAAGATCAGTTAGATACGTTGGACGCTATCATTAGGGCTGAATCTCCTGAAAATATTGTATTTCTTGGGGATGTCTTTCATAACAGAAAGCCATGCCCTGAGGTAGTAGTTAAAGTATTTGACTACTTTAAGAAGATCTCCTTATACCCAGGACTTAAGGAGATTTTTATTCTTAGAGGAAACCATGATTCAGATAACAAGTCTGATGATGGTTTATCCATCCTAAGCATTTTTAATTATCCTGGCTCAAAGGTTAAAGTTGCTCTACAGACAACTTATATCCCTCATTTGGATTTTTATTTCATTCCACATTATGAGAATGAGAAGCAGGTATTACTTTCTTTAAAGTCTGCGTTACACTTTCATCTACAGCATAATATAAACGCAGCATCTAATGGACCAATAGTATTTGGGCACTTTGGATATAAGGGGTGTATGAATGCTACCGGATACTTTGATTTTAGTATTGAGCTATCAGAATTTGAACACACTACATTTTTAGGTCATATCCACAAAGAACTTAAGAATGGTAAAGTTCATATTCTAGGAACTCCTTGGGCTACGAACTTTGGAGAATCTGAGATTCCTCATTATTACGCTGTCTTAGAAAGGGGTAAGAACAACGATTGGAATTACAATCTACATGAAATTACCCATGGTCTTCAATATCTAACCATTCCATTTGAGGCAATCGAAACCTACATTGAGCGGTTAAAGGATCCAAAGCTTAAGTTCTATATAAGGATCCTAATGGATAAAGTGGGTGCCACAGATATTGTCACTCTAGAAGAAAGCTCAAATATCAGAAGGATAGAGATAAAGTTCAATCCAGTATTTGATAAGAAACTTAACGATAGGATTAGTGATTATGCTCCAACCACAAAGATTGATGAGATTTCCGATGATGTAATAGACAAGTATCTTGAAGAGCAAAAGAGCACAATTCCGACTGAAGAATTGAGGAAAGGACTAGATACGATTAATCTGCATGTTGATAAAGACGATTCAAATTCATAACTTCTACTCGTTCAAAGATGCTACGATTAACTTCGAAGATTATCAGGGAATTGTTCAAGTTCTTGGGAAGAACCTTGATTCCAATGGATCAAATGGGGCTGGGAAGAGTGTTTTATTTGAGGCAGTTATTTGGTCGTTATACAATAAAACGATCAGAAAGTCCACAGAGCAATCCCTTGTCAACAATCAAGTCGGGAGAGACTGTAAAGTTTCTATCGAATTGGAAACAACAAAGGGTGATAAGATCCTTATAGAGAGAGGTAAACGTCCTACTTTATTGAATCTTTACATTGACGGAGTATTAAAGAACGAACAATCAGCAGCAGAGACCCAAACAAAAATTGAAGAATTGATACAATCAGATTACAAGTCTTTCCTTGCTTCTGTCGTATTTGGGCAGCATGTAGATGTTGATTTTCTTTCATCTACTCCTGACGAAAAGAGAAATATCATCCGGAATTGCTTTAGTCTTGAAAACATATTCAAGATGCGTGAAGCGGTTAAGGTATTGAAGTCTCAATATAC